CCATTATTGTAAATATAAATAATAGTATTAATAAACAAATTAAATCACGTAAAGTTATGAAAAAGAAAAATTATGATGAAGTGAGTGTTATTAGAAATATTACTAAAAAAGCAGATATTTCTGTTGATTATGTTAATAAAATAGTACAAGTTAAAAAAGATTCTAATGAAGTTGGTAATGGTACTTGGGGAAAGATAGATTATCTTTGTCATTATTGTGGATATAGTTATATTATATCTAAAACTATTAATAGTAATAGAAAAATTATTAATAGAGAATTTGGTGACGATAATGATAGAAAAATTTCTAAAAAAGAAAGAAAACAACTTAAATTTGATATAGTTAAGTCTACTAAGAAAATGATGAAAAAATAATCTATTAAATCTATTATTATGCCAACATTTGATTTTTCAGCTCCTGTTAAGAAAAATAACAAAGGTAAATATAAAGTTATTAAAGAAAAATATACTATTAAAGTTAGAAAAGCTAAAGGAATTGTTTTTATTGATAAAGATGGTTCTTATAAAGTTTTAATAGAAGATAATATTATTCCAATTAAACAAGAATGTTTTACTTGTAAAGGTGCTTCTAATATTTATATGCAAGAATTAGAAAAGAAATCTATTCGTAATATTTATATTAGATGTGATAATCTTAATCAAGAACTTGACATTTTATATTATTTACCTTTTTGTGTAGGTTGTATTGTTAAAGGAAATATTGTTGTTAATAATTATGATAAACAACAATATTTTGATATTAAAGAAAGCTATATTGATTACGAAGATGATAAAGCAGCTAATATCTTTAAAGAATATAAAGATAATTATGATGAACTTAATCAAGCTCGTATTAATAAAATATTGAGAGAAAGAAATGAATGAATTTAAGATTGGTGAACGTATAAATAATAATGATAAATATAAGTTTACTAATGACCAACAGAAAGCTATAGATGGCATTATTGATTTTATAGCTTCTCCTTTTAATCCGGCTAAATATATAGTCGGATTAATTGGAGCTGGTGGTACAGGTAAAACTTTTATTACTAAATATATTATTAATAATTGTAAATATAGTAATAGTGTAATTAAATGTACTTCTTCTACTCATAAAGCATGTAGAGTATTTAGTCAAGCTATTGGAAATAGATCTGTTGATACTATTCAAAGTACTCTTGGTTTAAGATTAGATTTAAGATTAGAAGATTTTGATCCTAATAATCCTCAATTTAATCCTATGGCTAAACCAAAACTTGATGATATTAAATTGTTATTAGTTGATGAGGCTTCTATGCTTCCTTCTAAAATTGTTAATTATATATGTGAACAATGTAAACAATTAAATATTAAACTTATATTTATTGGTGATAGTAGTCAACTTGCTCCTGTTAATGAAACTAAATCAAGTGCTTTTTATAAATGTAATAAAGTTTTTGTATTAAAAGAAATTGTTAGACAATCTGTAACTAATCCTATTTCTAATTTATTAGATTTATTACGAAATGATATTGCTAATAAAAGTTATACTTTTTTAGAATATATAAGTAAAAATATAGGTGCTACTGTATATAATGAAATTGGAGAAGGTTTTAGTATATGCAATAAAGTTAACTTTAATAATACTATAGATAGTTGTTTTTCAAATGAAGAATATACTAATAACATAGATATGTATAGAATTATTGCATATACTAATGCTTGCGTTTCTAATTGGAATAATTATATTCGTAATAATATAATAAAAGATGCTGATAAAAGTATTATTACTAAAAATGATTTAATTATGTCTTATGAAACTATTGTTAATGAATTTATGGAAATTATTATCAATAATTCAGAAGAATATATAATTAATGATATTGTTAATTTTGTTGATGATACTTATGGATTTAAAGGTTTTTTAATTAAGTTTCAATTAGTACATGGAGGTAATATTACTAAACCTTTATTTGTTATAGATCATAGAGATAAATTTACTATATTAAAATATCATAAAGTTATTACGGATTTAATTGAAACTGCTAAAAAAGCTACAGGTGGTACTCGTGCAAGTAAATGGAAACAATATTATGATTTTAAAAAGAAATATCTTATTGCTGCTAATATAGTTAATCGTAATGGAAAGATTATTTATAGTAAAGATTTAGATTATGGTTTTGCAATTACAAGCCATAAAAGCCAGGGTTCTACTTATGATGTTGTATTTGTGGACGTCAATGATATTGTTTATGATAAAAATGGTCGTCCTTATTCTAATCAAGATGATTTACTTCGTAGACTATATGTAGCATGTTCTCGTGCAAGAAAAGAATTAATTTTATGTTATGGGAATTAGACGTAAAACTAAAAATATTAAATTAAGTGTTGAACATTATAGTAGTCAGCTGTTTATTAATAAAATAGACATTTGTTCTAATTGTCCTTTAAAATTATATAGTAAAGAAAATGATACTATTGTATTTGGTACAGGAAATAGAGTTACTAATACAATGATTATTTTACCTTCTTATGATATTAAGGCTGATGTTAATTATAATACTATATTAAAAATTGCACGAGATACGTATAAAGATATTACAGGTAAAGAACTTCTTGAAGATTGTTATATAACTCGCGCTATTAAATGTGTTAATAAAACAGATTTTAATTTAGAAAAAGAAGCTATTAAAAGTTGTATTTGTAATTTATATTACGAACTTAGTCGTATAAAACCTAATAGATTAATTATTTTTGATAAACAATTATATGATTTTAGTTTATATAGTTATAATAGAGGAAAATATAATGTTAAAACTGTTATTAGCCCTGCTGTTATATATTATGATAATCAAAATCTTAAAGATATTTTTGTAAGACAATTTAAAGAGGCTATATATGATACGTAGTTATACTTATGATGTTGAAGTTTTAAAAAACTTTTTTAGTATAAGTATAATTGAAGTTAATGATTATCTTAAAGTATTTAAAGATTGTTATGATAAAAATGATAAGAAAAAAGCTCCTATTCCATTAGTTCAAAAATATACTGTAAAAGAAATTAAAGAAAAACTTAATTCAGTAGTTAAATATAGCTTTTATATTACTGATAAAGATGATTCTCAACTATTAACTATGCTTGGATTTATTAATGGACTTAGACCACATTATGAAATACAAAAAGAGAATGATGTTGAAAAACAAGTTCCTGTTCGTACTGATATGTTTGGTTTTAATAGTTCTAAATATGATAGATTAATGGTTGCTGCTTTTCTTATGTTTTCTAATCAAACAGATAATACTAAAGAACTTATTACTAAATTATATGAAACTTCAAAAAAGATTATTTCTTCTCAAAATGATTATGAAATATTTAAACACGATTATTTACTTGGTACTTTAAGTAAGTATAAACTTCCTTATACAGATGTTGATTTAATGACTGTATTTGCTCTCAATAAAGTTGGCAAAGGAGTTGATAAAAATGGAAAAACTATTTATTTTCCTAAAAGTCTTAAACAAACAAGTATTAATCTTCAATGGTATGAATTACTTGAATATGAACTTCCTCCTATATCTGATAAAGATAAACATTTTTATGAAAAAGATAATACTCTTAAAGGTATAAATATTGAAAATCTTAATAAGTTAGTTGAAAAGTGGGATAGATATATTATAGATGAATGGATTGAACCTACTATGTATTATAATATGAATGATTCTTTTATTCTATGTGAAATGATAAGACTTTATATAGATGAAATTCGTTTACGTTATAGTATATCTTCTGCTTATGGAGTTGATGTTTTAAGTAGTTCTCGAAGTAATATTGCTGATAAACTTTTTACAAAGTTTTATAGTGAGTTTAGTGGTTTAAGTCCAAGTCAATGGCAAGGTAATAAAACTGAACGTACCGCTATGGCTTTTAAAAGAGTTATTTTTCCTTTTATTAAATTTAAAACTAAAGAATGTCAAAAACTTCTTGAAGAAATGAAAAAAGTTGTTGTTTATTCAACAAGTAAAAAAGCTCTTAAAGAAGTATCTAATAAATATCCTGAATTTAAATACCTTAAAACTAATAACGATACTGGTTGGTTTGAAATAACTATTAATAAACTTGTCTATAGTATTGCAACAGGTGGACTTCATAGTCAAGATATTCCAAGAGAATTAAAGAGTAAACTGATTTATATTGATTCTCCCTCTACGGGGGATTGTACAAAAGAAAAAACGTCTATTTGGGATAATATTACAGATGATAGTTACATATATGTACATTGGGACATTTCCAGCTTTTATCCGTCAATTATGTCAGTATATCATGTTGCTCCTGCACATTTAAACGAAGGTGTTTTTACAAAACTTGTTAGTTGGCTTAAAGATACTCGTATTGCTGCTAAACATAGTGAAGAAGATCTTGTTGATGGTATTCCGAAAGATATTCTTGCACAAGCATTAAAGATTGTTATTAATTCTATTTATGGTAAATTAGGTTTTGAATCTGGTAGTCTTTATGATAGACTTGCTGTTCTTAAAGTTACCATAAATGGACAATTAATGATTTTAATGCTTTGTGAAGAACTTGAATTAGCTGGTATAGAAGTTATAAGTGCTAATACTGATGGTATAGTTGTTAAACTTTATAAAAAAGATAAAGATAAATTTGAATCTATTTCTAATAATTGGAAACAACTTACTAAATTAGACGCTGATGCTGAAGAATATAAATGTTATATTAATAGAGACATTGAAATTATTGGTGTCTTAACCTTGTGAATTGCTGGAACGCTAAGTAGAAATATATGCCAATCAGCAGCCAAGCATCTTAATAAAGATGAAGGTTCAGAGACTATCGAAAAGCAACATATTACCAATGTTGAACTTAGTAGAGTAGATATTGTTATTAAATATCGAAGCGCAAGGCAAAATAATTATATCATAATTATGTATTTTCAATAAATATGTTGTATATTTATGTAATTATTAATTAACTAAATATTATTGTTATGAAATTTACAGATGAAATACCACATGTTTGTTGTGTTTATAAAATTACAAATACTATAACTAATCTTATATTAATTGGTGCTACTACAAATCTTAATAAAAGAATAAATCATTATAGAAATGATGTTTATAGAGATAATCCTCTTAAACATTATAATAGAAAATTTCTCCAAGATATTATTTCTTATGGTATTAATTCTTTTATTGTAGATATTATTGAAGAATATGATAAAAATATTTCTAATATAGAATTAAAAAATAATGAAAGTAAATATATTATTCAATATGATTCTATAAATCCTAATATAGGATATAATTTAAGATTAGATATAAATGGTAAATATATTTGTAATAATTCTACTCGCATTCTTAAAAGTAAACAATTAAAGCAACAATGGAATAATGGTATTAGAAGTAATCATTCTAATATTATGAAAGAATATTGGAAAAATAATGCTAATAGAAAAAATCGACAAAGTAAATTTTTTAGTGATGTTTTAACTCAATATGTTTACAATATTTATAAAGAAAATGTTTTAATAAAAGAACATATTTATTATAAAGAACTTGTTGATATAGGTCTTAAATCTGTTATAGGATATTTTGCTAAGGAAGATAAAATTCTTAATAAAAATAATAAAGATATTATTAGAAAAGTTGCAAAAGTTGTTTATTGTAAAGGATATAAAGTAGAACGTATTATGATAAATGTTTTGAAGATATAGTCCGATACTCTATGAAAATAGAGATTAACAAATAAGCAATAATTATATTGTTGAAGAAATTAATGGTAAAATTACATATAAAGGTGCTCTACATCCTAAAATGTATGCCATTGATTTAAGTAAAGGTTATGATATGCCTGTTGTAGCACAAGCTGTTGTTAATTATTTTCTTTATAATAAACCTGTATTAGAAACATTATATGAATGTACTAATATTCTTGATTTTTGTAAGTCTCAAAACGTTGGACGTCAATTTCATGTTGAATTTGATGACGGTGTAAATTGTACAGAACTTCAAAGAAATGTTAGATTTTATGTATCTAATCAAGGTGGTAGTGTAAAGAAAGTTAACAATAATACTCTTATAAAAAGTAATCTTTGTGTTGGTTATAAAGTAACTGTACTAAATTCTTTAGATGATAAACGTATTGAATATCGTAATATTAATTATAATTATTATTTTAAAGAAGCGTTAAAAATTATTGATCCTATTAAATTAGGTATTAGTACTAAACAAAAAGGTGATGTTAAAGCTAAATTTAAATCTGGTAAAATGTTGATTAAAAAACATTCTGGTATGTATAATTCTTTATTTGACGATAATGAAGATTAAAGAAAAAGTTATTCAACAAGTTCTTGATGGTTTTCAACGTCTTAAAGGTCGTGCAAGTTTTTATTGTTTTACTAAAGAAATTATTCCTGATATAGTATTTAATGTTATATTAAAATTTCATAGTAAAAATAAAGATGACGCTATTTTTATTGTTGTAGATAAGTATGAAACAAGAAAGAAATTAGTTGATTGTTTTAAAGCTAATAATATGACCACAGAAGATGGTTATAATATTAGAATTTTAAGTGCTGATTATGTTAATCCTAAATATCATTATTCTTATAAACTAATTATTACTGTTGGTATAAATGATAAATATATGTTACTTAATCATTTATATTATAATAGTAAATTTATGATTAGTATTCTTACAGATAATATTATGGATAATAATTTTATTACTCGTACTCGTGAAATACTTCCTAATATTGATGTAGATAATATTTCTAATAAAATAAGGAATGACTATATTCATTCCCCCGTAGAGGAACACAGGATTGGAGTAGATATGTCTGATACTGATAGAGCTACTTATGACAAATATACTAATTATATAAATGATTGTGTTTCTATTTTTGGAGATTTAAAAACTATTGAAAAATGTAAATATGGAGATGAAGTTTTAAATATAAGTGCTACTGAATTTCGTAATAATATTGCTAAGCAAAATGGTTGGAGACATGATTTAGATACTAATATTGCTTTTTATAAGCAAATAGATGATATTTATAATCCTAATATTTTAGAAGAAAAAGCTCGAAATTTTTATAGTATTGCTAAGTTAAGAAGAGATTTATGTACTGATAATGTTGATAAACTAAATATTATTAATGATATTTGTAATGCTAATAAAGATAAGAAAATATTAATTGTATCTAAGCGTGGAGAATTTGCTGCGCAAGTCACTAAATTTTTAAATGATAATAATCAAAATCTGTCTGCTGATGGTATTGTTTATAAAATTTGTGGTGATTATCATGATTGTATTGCTGATTGTATTGCTACTGATGATGAAGGTAATCCTATTTATGTTAAGTCTGGCGTTAATAAAGGACAATTTAGAATGCTCAAATCGCAAGCCCAATCGACGCTTAATGAGAAGCGATTTAACAATGGGAATATTAGTATATTATCTATCAAACAATCGTCCAATGTAGAGCTAAAAATAGCTTGTGACATGGTTATATTTACTTCTCCGTTATGTGATAATATTGTTGAACTTAAAACTCGTTTTAGTAATGTTAAATTTGGCGATAATATTACTAAAACATATAGAGTATATTGTAATAGTACTATCGAAGAAGAAAAGCTATTAAAGGAGAAGATGAATAATACTATTATGGTAATAAATGATACAGAGAATAATTTAATAATAGATGAAATTTCGGGCGATATTATTTTGTAGTTATAGAAAAATGTGTTATTATTGTAATGTAGTTAAACAAACAAGTGCTCATTGACATTATGGCAAACGATGAAAAAGAAACTAATGTAATTGAGAATGAATCTCCTGCTCAATTACAAAAAGTCAGTGATAAAGTACCTGTTGCTAAACGTGAAGTTATAGAAGTTAATAAAGACACTATTAATGATATTAATTTGTTTGATGAAAAACAATTGATTGCTGCTGAAAATTTTCTTACTAAAATTTCAAGAAGTGAAAAAGGAGGAATTAAAAGTGTTAATGAAGGACTTGCAATACTAATGCGAGCACAAGATTTAAAACTTCCTTTTAGTTCTTGTCTTGAACATATTCACGTTATTAACGGTAAAACAGGTATCGATATTCATATTATTAAAGCACTATTGTCAAAGGCAGGTTGTTTTTGGAGATGTGTTAAAGATTATCAACCTCTGTATGAATATACAGATGGCATTAATGCTTATACTGACGATAAACTTCCTGATTATGCTATTCGTTGTAAAGATAAGAAAGAAGCAGATGAATTAAGCGAGAAAGATACTGATAGAGAACATATTTATTTATATCCTACTCGTTATTATCAAGATTTAAATGGTAATATTTATAAAGATTATAATTTAAATTCTAAACAATTTGGTATTGCTGTTAACAAACAACAAATTGCTACTATTTCTCAATCTGGTAAAATTCCTGTAATTCGTATTGCTAATCAACCTATTGATTATGTTACCGAATACGAAATTATTAGATATAGAGAAATATTTGGTAAAGTTGTTGAAACACGAAGTATTGGTCGTTTTTCTTATCTTGATGCTTGTACTGCTGGTTGTTTTGAAAAAGATACTTATAAAAAATATCCGAAAGTTATGGTTGGTCATAGAGCTTTTGTGTATGCTGCTCGTGATATAGCTTCTGATTTTCTTATGGGTGTTATGGAAACAACTGAGTTAAAGCAAATTAATAATATTGATATTACTGATTCAGATATTATTGAAATATAAGATTTTAGTTATATTGTATCTGAATAAAATATAACAGTTTTGATTGAAGATTTAGAAACTGTTATAAGAAAAGAAATTATTTATCTTCAAAACATTTTTAAATAACAAATTTATTAAACCTTTTAAAACTTAAAGTTATGAAAACTGTAAATGGTATGAGCTTTGGATTTTCTGCTGTTAACGCTGGTCAAAGAAATGTAGCTGTTGAACCGCAACTTATTGCTGTTTCTACTGAAGGTAATTTCCGTATGACTCCTCCTGTAAGTCGTGCTCTTGGTTTGTCTTCTGGAGATTATGTTACTTTCTTGCATAACATAGATGACATTAACGCAGCTATTGATACTAAAGCTGAAGCCTATACTTCTTTCTGTGAAGCTAATCGTTTGGAAGTTGGTTCTCCTGAATCTGTTATAGCTATTCATAAAGAATTTGATATGTGGGCTGTTGCCAAAGGTTTTGTAGTATATGATAGCAAAGGTAATGCTAAAACGACTACTGAACGTCTTACTAAACATGATAAACTTCGTTTTGTTTCTCAACATTTTGAAGAAATGTTAGCTTCTGCTCTTGAAAATGCTCCGGAAGAAATTAAAGACGCTTTGAGTCGTGAGGGTGTTACTAAAGAAGAACAAATGGATATTCTTTCTTCTTTTGTTAAACCTCGTGAATTGCCTAAATATAAAGGTTCTAAAACTGCTAATCCTGCTGGATTGACTGGTACTGGTACGTCTCTTACATTTACTGATGCTAATGTTTGGAAACAGCTTAAAGCTGACATGGGTGATGAAGCTACTAAAATGAATCGTGTTTACACTATTAACTTGGACGAAATTCAAGATATTCCTGTAGATAATGGTCATGAAGTTATTACTGTTAAGGCTTATCTGCTTAAGGAATTTGTTGATAAAGCTCCTGCTCGTGTTGGTTCAAAAGAAGAAGATGAATCTGAAGTAGAAGAGTAATTTATTGTTTGTCATAATAGATTTTTTAATATTGCCCGATAATATATTTTTAATAAGTATGTTATCGGGCATATTAGTATAAATTAAGCTTAATTTTAAAAACGAATTTTTATGTCAAAAGAAACAGTTAATCAAGAAACTCCTATTGAAGAAGTTAAAAAAGTATCTCGTCGTGGTTTAGGTTCTGCTCGTGGAACAGCACGTCTTAAGTTTGGCAATGATCAAGCTAAACCTAATGGTTTATTTTTAGGTCATCTCGAAGAAGTTAAATATAGTACTATAACTATCGGAGAAGATAAAACAGGAATGCCTTCTTTTAATGGTTTTGAAATTCCTAAACTTACTTTGACTTTTGCTTCTAATGAAGAAGATCCAAATAAACGTCATTATGTTTCTAAAACATTTACTGCCGTTGAATCTAATGTAAATACTATTCCGGGCGGTAAAGAAGAATGGAAAGTTAATTCTGTTTTTGATTGGCTTAAACATGTTTTAAATGTTTATTATCTTAAAGGTCGTGAATTGACAGACGAAGAAGCTACTGCTTTATCTTTAACGTTTGAAGATTTTGATGAACAAGGTGAATATGTTTCTGTAGATACAGAAATTGTTATTAATGCTTGGAAAGTTTTATTTGAAAACTTTGAAAATATTATGAATCGTGGTAAAGATGGTAAACCCGTTTATCATGATAAAAATAATAAATTTATTCCTGTTTGGCTTAAACTTCTTCGTTATGTTAAGAGTAGAAAATCTTGGACTCCTATTAATAATGGAGATTTAAGTCTTCCTCAATTTGTTGGAGAAGGTTGTATTGAGATTTATCAACAAAATGCTATTCCTTCTATTAAAATAGATTTGGTTAAAGAAACTATTCTTATTATGAATGTTGAAAAGCCAAAAACTCCTAATATGCCTGCTGTTGGAGGAATGGCTCCTATGATGGGTGGGGTTGCTATAGACCAAACTATGAATCCTATGAGTGCAGATATTTCCAGCCAGACTATAGATGACATGCCTTTCTAATATTAATTTATTATTTTCTTAATTATAACTCCAGCTGTATTTAATTATATAGTTGGAGTTATTTTTTAATAATGTTATAGTGAGAAATATAAATTCGAGTAAATTAACAAAACAAGCTATTTTAGATAAAATTTCTCAAATTAGTATTTTTAGTACTTATCTTAATTTATCTAATAATATTATTCAACATTGTATTGATACTGGCGAATTAATATGTTCTCCTATAAGAGAAGATATTCACCCTACTTGTGGTTTTAAATATGATAATAAAGGAAAACTAAAATTTAGAGATTTTAGTGGTTTCTTTTGGGGTGACGCTTTTGATGTTGTTGCTTATATTATGAGCAATATTTATAATAGAGAATATAATATTCGTAATAAAGAAGATTTTATAAAAGTTCTTCGTCATATTACTTTTACGTTTAAAGATATATTTTATGGACAAGAAAAAGATATTAATCTTGTTAATGAAATAAATACAGCTATTGTTAATATAAAACATAAAAAACCTAATATTGAATTAGTTGTTAGAGAATGGAATAATAATGATAAAGAATATTGGGATAAATTTGGTGTTCCATTACAATTTCTAAATATTAATTTTATTTATCCTGTAGAACAATATTACATTAATAGAAATGTTAATCCTGAACCAAAGTATTATTATAATACTAATGATCCTTGTTATGGATATTTATTAGGAAAAGATAGAAATGGTATTAATAATATTAAATTATATTTTCCTAAACGAGATAAAAGTTATACAAGATTTATAACTAATTGTAATCATTTAGAAGGTATTTATAATCTTAATTATAGTGATTATGATATTATTGTAATTACTAAATCTACTAAAGATAGAGTTAGTATAGGAGCAACGTTAATGAGATTGTCTCTTCTCTACGGGGAGTTGAATATAGATAAAATTGGAGTTATTAATATTCCTCACGAAACTTATAAACTTCGTCAGAATGAATATGATTGGTTAAAAAGTAAACTTAAAGATAATAAAGGTAAACTTTGTTCTCTTATGGATAATGATGTTACAGGAATAAATGAATCTAATTGGTTATATGAAAATTTTAATATTATTCCTATTATTATTCCTAAAAGATATAAAAGTAAAGATTTTGCGGAATTAGTTTCTAATAATTCACTTAAACAACTTAAATCTATTATTAAAAAAGGAATTAAATATATTTATAATTATGATAAAAGACAAAGAAATAAAGATTCTGGGAATCTTCAATATGACGAGACTATGCCTTACTGATTCAAGTAGAGGTAATAGAACGGTTATTATGGAAGCTATTACTGAAGAACAAGAAACTCGTATTGATAAATCTAAACAATATTTTGGTTCTATACGTCATACTAAAGAAGATGGGCAAATTATTGACGGAAAAGATATATATGTTTATGGTGAAATTAACTTCAATAGTGAAGAAGATTGTAATATACTTAATCGTTTTCATTTATTAGATAACGATAATAGCTTTGTTTATTCTGGTTTTAATTATGATAAAGGAACTATTGTTTTAAAAGAAAATAAAGTTAAGTGGTATCAAACTACTAATAATATTAAATGGCTTCAATTTAATCATTGTTTAATTGGTAAACCTAAACGTATTATTATTTATAAAATTGATAAAAAGAAATTAGCTAATGTTCGACGTTCTGTTATATAATTATGCTGTAGAAGTTATTATCGATGGAATTACTAAATTTTATTATTGTACTGATAATATAGATAATGCTAAAGAAGTTTTTGATGATAAAATTAAAAATTTTAATGGTCTTGGTCGTTTTATGAAAAATCATGTAATTGTTAAATTATACGATTTTGATAAAGATTGTAATATTGAATATTATGATAGTAAAGAAGAAAGAACTTAATCCTAATACTAATGAAGAAATTAATATTACTATTAAAATAGAATATCCCAATATTGAATATAATGATTGGAAAAGAACAAAAGAATTTAATACAGATAATGATATTTGTAGTATTCTTGATAAAATATTAACTAATCTTAATTGTAAAAGAGTTTATGAAGGAAAAAGAGTTATTATGACTACTTATCCTGTTTATCAAATGTTTATTAACGAGTATTATTATTATCTTATTAAAATAGCTAATCAATTTATTTATAATCAATATTTTGATAAACTTATTAATTGTCATATAGATAATATTTTATTTGAAGTTATGAATGATTTTGTTCAAGCTCCTGTTAAACCATATCCTAAAATTAAAAATAAACTTCCTGAAAATAAATTTATTAAATATACTACTAAAGATATTTTTACAGGAAAAGAAACATATATTTATGAAAATCTTAGAACATTAGAAAAAATTAATTCTAATAATCCTAATTTACTTGAAGAATTAAATACTCCTAAGAAAAAGAAAATTAAAAAGAAAAAAGAAGTTGGAGTTCCTATTAGTTCTATGACTTTTAGTTTTAAAAAAGAAAAATAAGTTATTTATGTTACCGTTTGATTATAATAAAGGTCTTTATAGGCGTAATAATTTTGGACAGCCTTGTGTATGGTATGCTCGTCCTTTAGATTATAATTCTATCGAAGTTTTTCATGGTATTATAGGTAAAACTATTACTAAAGATATTATTTATATTAATAGAGAACCAAGAGAAGAAATTACTTCTCGTATTAATGCTAAACTAAAAGTTGGATATAAAAATTTATGGGATATAAAAGATAATGTTCAACTCCCCGTAGAGAATGAACTATTATCATATCTTGATAAATATCTTTCTTTTCATCGTACTACTGCTGACGGTACTCTTTTGCCTATGCTTGCTAAAGTTTATGATAATACTAATAATAAACTTTTTAAAAAAGTTAGTAGATATATTGGGCAATATAAAATTAATGGTCTTCGTTGTTTTGTTAGTGCGTATCATAATAATAATGATTTATTTGGTACTATAAGACTTAAATTTCAAAGTAGAGAAGGTACTTATTGGAATAGTTTACATGTTCTTGAAAGTTATCTTTTAGATGTATTTCCTAAGAAGCTAATTAATGCTATGATTGAAGAACATTATATTCTTGATGGAGAATTATATCTTCCGGGACATAGTGTTAATGAAATTAATCATTTTGTTAAAGATCCTACTTGTAAAGAAAATAAACTTATTCAATTTTGGTGTTATGATATTGCTATTGATGATGTTGCTCAATATAATAGATTAGATTATCTTTATACTACTATTGGAAATTATTATAATATTTTTACTTCAAAAGAAGATCATCTTAATAATACAGATAAACTTGTTGTAATTCCTCAGTATAATATTTGTAATGAAAATGTTGCTTATGAACGTAGAAATAAATTTATTGATTTAGGTTTTGAAGGTTTAATCATGCGTAATCCTGAAGCTGAATATCAATACGGTAAACGTAATCTTAGTATGATTAAATATAAGAAATCTACTGATGGTAAATTTACTATTGTTGATATTTATCCAGAAGGTGTTAAACGTAAAGATATTCCTTTATTTTTACTTCGTAATGATATAAATAATGAAACCTTTGAAGTTCATCTTGGAGGTTCTTTTGGTTATCAAAAGTATGTTTTAGATAATAAAGAAAAATTTATTGGAAAAGAAATGTTTGTTGAATATGGAGAAAGAAGTGGTGTGGCTCAAGTACCTTTTCATGTTAAACAAACTTATATTATTGACAAATAATTTATGAGTATTTATAATTATGAGATACTTAATCCTGTTATAAGTCCTAAAAGACCGTTTTATGATATAAAACGTAAACTATTATTTTTTCCTGCAAATGGAAGTAGTTATCGTTATTATATTGAAGTTGCAAGAAACAATAAAGATACTTTTGCAAGAGAGTATTATGTTTTACTTAGTAATAGAAAATTTGATGATAATTGTAGAATTTGTCATGTTGATAATTATGGCAGATGTCAAATTAATCTAAGAGGAGAAATTAAAGATTACGTTATTCAAGAAACTAAACATCGAGGAAATATTGAAATAGAATATGTTGAAAGTGAAAGAGATTATGATGTCTTTGCTATTATTTAGTGTGTTAATTATAGTGGAAGTATTTATAGTGCTTCCACTTTTTGTTATTATAGCTTACTTTCTCATATAAAACGCCGATAAATAGCTGTTTTTAGCTCTATATTGAATTATTTTATACTAAGTGATAAATAGTTCAACGTAATATCTAAATAGCTAAAAATGGCTTTATATTGAGTCAAAATAATTAATATATTTCAGAAAAATATTATATATTTGTATTAAAGATAATAAAGTTATTTATATGAATAATAAAGATTTTTCAGATTATATTAGAAGCATAGAAGCTCTTGATAAAAATATTGATAAAGCTGAAATGTATGCTAAAAGTATTTATCATCTTGAAGCTATTAGGAATAGTATTAGTAATCCTGAAGGTAGTTTAGCTATGTGGAAAAATAATCTTGAATTAATTGCTGTTACTGAAATGCGAAATGCTGTTACAAATCTTATTAATACTCTAAAAACAGGATTAAGTTTATTATTAAAAGAATAAATGTTTTTATATGAAAGAGTGTATTATTGGTATAGCTGGTCATAAAAATTCTGGTAAAGATACTGTTGCAAGTATGATTAATTATATATTTGTAACAGGTATTACTCGTTCTAATTATGCAGATTATGTTATACGAAGAAAAAGTATAGATATTTCTCATAAAGATAGAATTATTTATTTTGCTGATAGTATGAAAGATGCTATGAGTATTATTTTTAGTATTCCTCGTTCTGCTTTTGATGATAGAGTAAAAAAAGATAATGAATATTGGGATTATTTTAATCGTAAGTTTATTACTTTTGGTGAAGTAATTAGAGATAAAAATTATTATATAGTTAGTAATCTTATTGATAATAATTTAAACAATGTAATACAATATTCTGCTGCTAAAAAACAAAATCTTTATATTAAACTTAGAGTACTTATGCAATATTTTGGTACTGATATTTGTCGTAATTATATAGACAATAATATTTGGATAAATTCTACAATGTCTAAAGTTATAGATATTGCTATAAGTAGAACATTATGTATCATACCAGATGTTAGATTTGCTAATGAAGCTAATGCTATTCGTAATAATGATAAACTCCTCTACGGGGGATTGATTAAAATTAATCGTGATAATCAAGATCTTGATGAACATAATAGCGAACGTATTAATTTTGATGTTGACTTTGAGATTGATAATAACGGAAATTTAATGCAATTATTTTATAAAGTTTTAGAAATATGTCAGAAAATAAAATAGGATTTGCTTTAGTACATGAAATTTGTCTTATTTGTGGTAAACCTATGAATGAACAAATACTTATGAATAGTGTACTTAGTAAAAAATATGCTAAAGAAATAGAAAATGTTCATGGTAAAGCTATTGGATATAGTAAAACTGCTTGTGAAGATTGTTCAAAATATAAAGATGAAGCTGTAATGTGTATTGCTATTGATGAAGCTAAAAGTGAACCAAATAATCCTTATCGAACTGGACAAATAGTTGGAGTTTGTAAAGATTTTCAATTATTTGTTGATAAACCAGAATTTATTATTAAAACAGAGAATGGTGTACCTTATTGTTTTGTAGAAGAAAATGTTGGAAAACAAATAGGATTTTTTAAATAAGTTAATATGAAAATAATTGAACCTTCTGTAGGACTTTGGAAACAAGGTGATGACGTTAAAGCTCATGTTGCTAAATGTGCAAGAGTTTGTTATGGTAAAGAAACAGGTAATGATGATGTTACTATTAATACTTTGCTTAAAAAACATCATTGGAGTATGTTTAGACATGAAAGTGTTTATGTTATAGGAGAATTTACAAGTAGACTTAGTATTGCTTTAACAAGATATGATAATAATCCTTATATAGATTGGACTTTTCATAATAATAAACTATATATTGTTACTAATGGTAATTTTATTTTAGATTTAAAAGAACAACAAGAAGTAAATGCTCATGCTCAAGTTCTTCTTACTTATATTAATTATTATAGAGTATCTGAAGATACTTTCTTTAATAATGAAATAGGTTATAATATGATGAGATATACTTTTTGTATTATTACTCAAATTAGTACTTCAAGAGAACTTAATCGTGTTAGTCCTAATAATATTGCTGAACAATCTACAAGATATGTTTATGAAAATGGTAATATTTGTCGTCCTCATTGGATAAGTTCTGAAGAGGCAGAAGCGTTTAATAAAGATAATAATGTTGATTTAGATGAAGCAATGAATATTTATCTTAAAGGTTGTGAGAGAGATTTTGAAGAATATCATATACTTGTAGATAAATATAAAATTAATCGTCAAGATGCCAGAGGAAAACTTCCTATTGATACTGCTACAAAATGTATATATACTTATTCTATTAATGAATGGAAACATATTATAAAACTTAGAAGTGATAGTGCTGCTCACCCTAATGCACAAATAATTTCTAATATGATTAAAAAAGAACTTGAAGAATTAGGTTACGAATTTAATTAAATTATGGAATATAAAAATATTATTAATATTAAAATAAAAGATTTTCAATTAGTTGAGGATAATAATTATAAAGCTCTTAATAAACAGTTTGTAGATACTGAACATCTATATGTTTTTGATTATAATAGAAGTAAAATATTTCATATAAATATTCCTATAAATACTCTAGATGAAGATATTCCTAATATTTTAGAAGAATATGGTCTTAAAGAATCTGAATGTAATTATATGATTACTGAATTTCCTTGTAAAACAATAAATTTAACTTATGAAGATAAAATTGTTAATAAAGAAGATAAAATACAAGATAGTAAAATTTCTATATAATTATTTTAAAAAGATTTATATTAGAAATATAAATATTGATGATAATGAAATTCTTCAATATGCTCATAACGAACTTACTATTTATGGATATAATAAAGATTCTAAATATTATAATGATATAATAGAAGTTATTGCTGCTATAAGTAAAAATAATAATATTAATTCATCTATTAAACATAATATTTCTGTTATTAATAAATTATGCGATAAAGTTCCAATTACTCCTTTAACTTTAAAAGAAGATGAATTTGAACAAAGTATTAGTTCTAAAATATTATATATTAATAAAAGATATAATAAAATTTATAAATATCTTAATAAAATGTTTGTTACTAATGCTTATTCTATATCTCCACAATATATTTTATCTATTAAAACAAAAAAACTTCTTCCTTTTAGTACAGATTTATCTTGGAAAAATGATGTTTTTGAAACTAAAGATGGTATTTTAACTGGTAGATATTTTAATAATTGTTATATAAAAGAATATCAAATTAAATCTGGTTATTATATTCCTTTTAATACTATTAAATTAAAAGGAATTAAAGTTGAAATTAAAGAATTTATTAGCATAATGACTATAGATTGTGAAAATAGTGATTTAATTAGACTTTCTAATTTATATGATATTGATTGGAAAACAAATAATACCTTTAAAGATAAAAATATTAAAGATATTACTGTTAAAGATTATAATAATTATATTAAAAGTATATCTATTGTTTCTAATTTATAAAATTATATTATTATGAATAAAAAATTAATTAATAAAGATGTATTAAATGATATTATTGCTAATTCTAATATTTGTCAGCATGCAATAAAAGAACTTAAACTTGCTGGATATGGTAAAGGAGAAGGTGGTCCAAATGATTGGATATATCAACAAGTTCTTGAAGCTGTTGCTGTATTTTCTTCTCATGATAATTCTGGTAGTTCTGCTATTTTTGAAATTGAGTTAGTTAAAAAACTTTGTAATTTTGATATTATTTCTCCTCTTCGTTTTACTGACGATGAATGGTGTCGAATAAGTTTTGATGGTACTTGTCAAAACAGACGTAAAGGAAATGTATTCAAAGAGCCAGATGGTAGTATTCGTTATAATGGAGCTTTTAGTAAACGAGTTACTGATACATATAATTTTGATACTAAAGAATGGACTGATAATAAAAATCCTATTTGCTGGCATGGAGGACTATTTGAATGTAAAAATAATGTTCTTACTGGTAGATATTTTAATACTTGTTATTTACAACAACGTGATATAATTAATGGCTGGACACCTAAACCTACAAGAAATATTGATTGTGTTGAAATAGAAATAGCTCCTGATAATTGGATTATGGCTGTTGATACTAATGACATTGATTTAATTTATCTTTCTTTAGATTATTATATTCAATGGGAAAATTGTTTTTGTATGAAAGATATTCGTCTTGAAGATGTTACTCCTGAACTTGAAAAAAAAGCTTTTGAAGAAATTGAAAATAATAAATAATAAATAAATATGAGTAGTTTATATAATATATCTAATGATATTCTTCGTATATTTAATGAAGTTGAACAAGCAGAAGGTGAAATTACTGATGAGCAATATAATGAACTTTGTATTAAACAAGAAGAACTTAAAGAAAAACTTGATAGTTATGTAAAAGCTATTAAAGTTTGGCAAGTTGATGAACAAGCTCTTAAAGATGAAAAGAAACGATTTAATGATAAACAAAATGTTTATAAAAATCGTATTGAACGTCTTAAAAAAGCAATGCTTGAAGCTGTTATTAATTTTGGAGAAACAGGTAAAAATAATAAATTTATTGAACTTCCTAATGTTAGAATATTTACTAAAAATACTCAAAGTGTTGAAATAAATGAACCCAGAATTAATATTTTAATTTATAAATTTAGAGATTTAATTCAAGAACTTGTTCAACAAGATATTCTTTATACAGGAGAAGATGTCGATTTAATTGGCATATTGGATAGTATTAATGCTCAATGTATAGCTGAATTTGGAGAAGATTTTTCTCCTTTTAATATGTCTGATTTAAAACATATTAAAATTAATATTTCTTATACTGATACTATCGAAGAATTATTAAAAAATAATCCAGATATTCTTCAACATTTAGGTAAAGAAGTATTTAGAACTGAAGTTATTAATACTACTTCTAAAGACGAAATGAAACGTGTTATTAATATTTGTCAAACTTTAGAACAAGATCAACCTACAGTTGGTATAATAGTAAATAATCAATCTATTCAATTTAAATAATATGTTAGGAAAATTATATAAAATTAATGATAATGAAACTGGTTTTTCTTATGTACTTAAACGAGAAGCTAATATAATATTAAATGAAATAGATAAAAATAATCCTACTTTTCATTATAAAAAAGAATATTTTGATAATATTCTTAATATTTGTAAAGCTATAGACGAAATAAAGCCAGAATCTGATGATGAAATGAAAGATATAATGGATACTATTAATAAACTTTATACTACTGGCTTATTATCTCCTTTAACTCTAAAAGATAATGAATTTGAACAAATAGGTAGTTTTAATTATCGAAATAATATTCGTTATCCTCTTATTTTAAAAAATACTGAAGATAATAAAATAATAAATAATAATGCTTATAAAGCTAAGATTTATAATATATATAGTCATAATCTTGGTACTAAAGTTTTTGAAAATGAGCCAGATGTTTATTATAATCCTGCTATTTTTATTAATAAAGGAGGAGTTGTTACAGGAGAATATATTGCTATATGTGAAATAAGAAAAGAAGTTGTAGATAAACATAATTATACTATTCAAAGTATTGTTAATATTCCTTGTTCTCTTATTTTAGATAATGGTGATAGAATTATAACTGTTGATCATCGTGAACCTAAACTTAAAGTTTTAAAAGATTTCTATGAAGTTTATTTTAAGTTTGATAAAACTGTTCATGATAGAAAATATGATATTCGTAAATATGCAAAAATGTTAGCATAATGAGTAAATATATTGTTAAAGGTGTTCCATTTAGAACTAAAGGTGCAGTCAATGTTGAAGACTGCACCACTTCTGAAGAAGTTATTAAAAAAGCTGGTTTAGATTGGAGTGTTGATAAATGTTATATTTATGCTGCTATGTTATCCAATGGGAATGTTGAATGTCCTATTCAAGATAGTTTTAACGAAGGTGGTGTAGATTATGCTCCTATAGATAATACTTATGGTATTTATCGTACCGATAAAAATATTCCATTAGGTATAGTTAAAGGTAGATATACAACTGTTCAAAATATTGATGCTTTTAAGTTCTTTGATAAAGCTATTGGTAAAAATAAAGCTATTTGGCAAACAGCTGGTGCTTTTGGTCAAAGAATATTTGTTAGTGCTAAATTGCCTAATAATATTTTTGTTAAAGATGATGTTGTAGATAATTATCTTGTATTTACTACTTCTCATGATGGTTCTACTGGAGTTAAAATATTACTAACACCTATAAGAGTTGTATGTGAAAATACTCTTAATGCTGCAATTAGAAATGCTGAAAGTTATGTTAGTTTTAGACATACTAAATCTGTTCATGATAATATAGATATTGCTGATGAAATATTGGGTATTACTAAATCTAAGATTAATTTTCTTAATGAAGTGTATAATCACATGTATAAAAGTACTATAAAAGATGAAGAAGCACAAAGTTTCTTTGGTAAAGTAGTTTTTACTGATGATGAATATAGTAGAATTTATCAAACTGGACATAATATTCAACAAGTTATTATGAGAGATTTTTCTGCAATAAATGATGCTGAAATTAGTATGAAAAAAGTTAACGTTGTTGCAGAAATGAATAATTACTATTATAGCGGTATTGGACAAAAAGAAATAATTAATACTAAATGGGGTGCTTATAATGCTGTTACTGGCTATTATTCTAATATAGATAATTCTAATGGACTTAAACGTATGGATTCTATTCTTTATGGTAGTAAAGCTAAAAAGATAGAACTTGCTGGTAATATATTAATGAATATGTAACATTTTTAATAATAAAATTAAAATGAGTAAAATACCTTATGTTTTAGCAGACGCTGTTTATTATGCAGCAACAACTCCAGATGATGGAACTCTTTATGATACTTTAGTTAAAATGTTTGATACTTTAGATCATGTTGGTGTTAAAGTTTATCGTGAAGATGAAACAGTTAAACTTCCTACTTATAGCAAACAAGGTGACGCTTGTATGGACGTTTATGTTCATAGTATAGAAGAAAAAGATGATCGTGTAGTTTATCATACAGGACTTCATTTTAAACTTCCTGAAGATTATGAAATGGAAATTCGTCCAAGAAGTAGTAATACTAAAACTATGGCTATAATGCAAAATAGTCCCGGTACTCTTGATGAAGGTTATACTGGCGAACTTATGATAGTTCATAGAGCTATTGATGCCCCGTTTACGCCTGTTATTGAATATAACGTTGGAGATAGAGTTGCTCAAATTCTTGTTCGTCATCGAGAACAAATTATTTGGGACGAGGTAGAAACTATTGAAGAACTTGGTGAAACCGAACGTGGAGCTGGAGGATTTGGTAGTACAGGTAAATAATATATTTATTTTAATGATTATAATAAAATGAAAGCAATTGGAATTAAAATGGTTGAACTTACTGCTATGACAGCAGAAGAAGCTATTCTTAAAGGTTATTTTGTTAACGGTAAAAGCGGTGATGATCAAGGATATGTAGTAACTTATTATGATGGTTATAAATCTTGGTGCCCTAAAGAAGTAGCTGATGCTGCTTATTTTGTTCTTGATGAAAAGAATGATGGTACTAAAATTCTTAAAGAAGATGTAGATAAATTTTTAACAAATCATGTAAGTTATACTATTGGTCCTAAAACAACTATTGTTTTAGCAACTACTGTTACTAATTTTGATTTTGTTGATAGTTCTGCTTGTGTAGACGCTAAAAATTATTCTCAAGAACTTGGAGAGCAATATGCTCTTGAAAATATTAAAAATAATCTTTGGAGTTATCTTGGTTTTGTTCTTCAATGGGCTAAAAACGGTATTAAAAATAATAAATAATTAAATTAAATATCTTATTATGATTGCATTTGATATTTTTTATTGTATTATAATACTATCTATAATAGTTATTATAATATATCTTTATGTTAAACTTAAACAACCTGTTATTAATCTTATTAATGGAATTAAATCTGTTTATGAACTTCTTGGTAAATTTGGTCTTATTAAACAAGATTTAGATAACGCTATTAAACAAATAAATGTAGTTCGTAGAGATATTGATTCGATTAAAAGTAGAGTTAATGAAATTAATGAAGCTATTATTATAACTAAAATCAATAGTAAGAAAAATGTTGCTAAAACTAAGAGTAATAAACAATAACAAACAAATAATGAGCTATAAATGGTGATGATTTCTCTACGGGGGATTCCACGTAGCGTAGCGGAGTGGGTATTGCTTATAAAAATCAAATTGCTAATCTTGCAAATTTTAATGTTAATGCTCGTCGCTTCGCTCCTCGCGATTCCCCGTAGAGAAGTTGCAACCAATTATAGCTATAATCCGATTAATTATGAACGTATTTTTAATTATATCAATTTCGACAATATTAGTTATATTAATATTGTTACTTAGATACTTGATAGTATCTATTGAAGATCTTAAAGCTCAAATTGTTGCTTATAAAGAGCAAGTTATTAAAGGTCAAACTTATACTGATGATTTATTAAATGATATTTCTAAAGACGTTGAATATATTCGTGCTAATGTAAATCATAAAGATATGTATAATACATGTATTGAACTTATTAAAACTATACATAATACTTTACTTGATTATATAAATAAAGCTGGTAGACTTGGCGAAAGTACTACTCAACGTCTTATGAGAATTATTAATGAGATTGGATTTACTCGTGGAGATATTAACGTTATAAATAATAAAGTTACAGATATTGCTGTTCTAGTTAATCGTATTGACGATAATACTACACCCAAAACGAAAATTAAAGCTAAAAATAGCTCTAAGAAGTCCGAGTAATACAATTATACCAAATCATAGATATATTACGAAATTAAGCTAAAAATAGCTATTGTAGCACAAGTTAGCACCCACAGAAAAGCCCGTAACAGACATTAGTTTGTTGCGGGCTTATTTTTTTAACACATTCAACTACTGGTTAACGTTCAATAATAACTCTACCTTTAGAATCAAGTTTACAACCATTAGGAAATTTAAGTTCATAAAGAGTTACAAATTCATCATAATTTCCTCTAAAGATAAAATTATGATTAACAACATATATAGACTTTTTAGTTGTAGCAGCAAGAAGAGCAAGATTATCACCTGCGCAAGGATAAGGTAAAGCTGGACGAAGTAAAGCATTAATAGCATTATAAAAACTTCTTGCTGAAATTCCACTCCAATTTACAAATTCTTTTTCCGATATTTCAACATAATTACCATATAATTGAATATTTTTAAGTATATAAGCAATAACAAGATTAGCATACGCAGATTTATTTTGCCAATAAGGAAACATATCTCCAATAGATTGCATACAAATACAATAATTACCAAGTTTAACTTGTTTAGCAGTAGATATAAATTCTTTTTCTTTAATATTACTTTCAAATTTAATAGTAATATGTTTATCAACATATTCAGGATCAATAGTAAATGGAGTAGCAATAATATTTTCTACTTTATTAGTACTTTTATCTGCAATAATTTCTTTAACTCTTTTATTAGCTTTTGTTTCAAAACTGAATTGAGGCATAGTTTAATTATGTATTAAATTATTATATAATAAATGTAATAAATAATCTGCACCGTGGCGCACATTTCGTGTTAAAAAAAGTGTTAAATGTGCGCCACGGTGCAGATTTAACATTTCTAACTATTTGATAATCAATGATTTATAAACATTCCCTTATTAATAATATATAGCTACTATACGCACTATTATATGCAATATATTCTTGGTCATGTGCAAATATAAAAATAGCTGGAGAATAAACTCCAGCTATATAAACAATATTAATAATATTTATTTAATTAGGATTAATTTGGTCAGCAATATATTTACTAATTTTCATATTTAACGCTTTCTCATTAATTCTATAATAACTATTATTTTTAGTCATATTTTGAAGTCTATCAATAACTCTATAAATAGGAATGTTACGTTTAATAAGTACACCAATTTTATTTTTACCTTTATAAATACCAGTACTATAAATAGGATCAAAATCTTCATCAAATAACCAACGAGCACTATAGTCCATAATCTTAATTAAATCACTTGGACCATTATATGCTGCAATAGGACTTGACCAAAGAGTTTTACCTTCTGAATAAAGACCCCATGGAGTATACATTTGAGATTCAGAAAGAAGCCTATCTGCAAGATATAATCCTGTCGCAACAACATTACTTTCTTTTTCATCATCGTCATCTGTCATAGCATATATAGTAATTCCTAATAATAAAGCACTAAGAATACCATATAAATCACCAAGACAACGTTTAACAGCATTACGTTCCCACGGAGACATTAAATTCCAATTAGTACTAATATTAGTCATAGTATTTATTACAGCTTTAAAAGTATTTTGAACAGAAGCAACAGCTATACCAACATAACCATCTCCTTGTTTTTTAGCATCACTAATAACATTTTTAAATTCTTTACTAAGGAAATCAACAAGAGCAGTATAAGAACCCATTTCTACAATATTAGTTTGTTCATTATAATATCCACGACGACGAAAACGTTTCATAACACCAGGATATAAATGTTTATGATATTGCATAACTAAACTACCCCACCAAGTAAATTCAATAAGAGCAGCACCAAGTTTATCATAAACACCATGAATTTTCTTGTTTAGATTAACAGTTTTATTTTTTATATCATTAATCATATCTGGAGTAATTTCCGCTCCAGCTTTTGGAACAATTTCTCCATTCTTTAATTCAAGTAAATCGATAATAGCAGGTTTAGTTTTCCATTCTTCTTTAGCTTTTTTAATGGCTTGGTTTTTAGCATGAATATATTCTTGAATTATTTCTTTACTCGCATGTGCTCTAAGGAAATCTTCTATAATATTATGTTTAAATGTATCATATTTAAATTGTTCAGTTTTATCTTGTCTAATAATACGTTTAAATTCTTTTAATTCTTCAAGTAAATCTTTATCTTTAGAAATAACAGAAACCATAGCATTGTATTCTAATTTCCAAACATATTCAGAAAAACTACCACAACGTTTAACACCGTCTACATCATCAAATATTTTATTAGATTTAAGAACAGCAAATAAAACAGTATTTTGCATAAAATGTTCACCACCAGATTGTAAACTATACATTAAATTACGCATTCTACGAGCATATTCTCCGGCAGTTTCTCCACGAACTCTTTCTGTCATTGCATCAAAATCAACAACTTTAAAATATTTAGTAAGAGCAACAGCAAAATTATCACTTTTATCTTTATACATATCAGCAATCATTCGTAAAGAATTATTCATATACATTCCAATAGCTTCTCTAATATCATTTTTACTAAGATTATCTCCAGCAAATGCTTCACCCATGATATTTGCAAAACCAGTACCAATATTAGCTATACCTCCAGTAACGTTAAAAATCATATATTTAGCAGAAGTAATATTACGAGCTAAATCTGCATATTTATTTAGTTTAGATTTTTCTTTAAATTGTTCAAAAATAAGACGACGAGTAAAACCATAAACTTGTTTTAAAGTATTATCTTGACTAATTGTATGATAATTATCTTGAATATCAACACTTGTTCTTTTATTAATAACAGGTCTACCAGTAAATTTACTAATTTTGACAGCTTCAGTATTTTTTAAATCTTCTTGAAGTAAGTATAACCAATTTTTAGCTTTATTACGAGCATTTATAACAACTTGATTAGAAATAGCTTCTGCAAATACACTACGATAATCTTTATCAAATAGTTGTTTATCTATTTCAAGATTATGCTTTTTAATTTCTTCATTTTTCTTTTTAGTATCTTGAAGATATTTACGATAATTTTCGTCTTTTTCTCCAATTCCTTTAGGACGAATTTCTTCTAATTCTTGATAACCTTTACCTTTTAGAAGTTTAAGCATATCATTTTCAACTTCATAATCATTAGCATAATCAACTTTAGCATTCCATCTATCTTCACTATCGTTTCTAAACTCTAAACCAGTAACTCCTAATAATTGATTAACAACCCATTTTGTATCAGTAACAACTTTACGTCTACGAGGAATATAACCTTGTTCAACAAATGTATTATGTTTATTATGTTCAGCAAAAAAATCCATAGTTTCTTGAAGTAAACTTTGCATTTCTTTTTCTTTAGGACTTAAAGTAACATAATTATTATAATGTCCATTATCACGATTATAATTATTACTATATTTTTTATATTTTTTATTTACATATTCATCTTTAACTTGTTTTTCAGCATTTTCATTAGTAGGAACATAACTATAAGTACCTTTAAGAGAACCTTCTGGATTAACTTTCATATCAGTCCAAACTCGAAGAGGTTCAAATTTATGTTTATAAGGATTATAAACGTGATTAGCATCAAACCATTCTTTAAAATTACCATTATTACTTGCTTCATTCATAGCAGCATAATAATATTCATTAGGAACAAAATCAATATTATTTTCTATAAGTTCTCTTGCAGCAGTTTTCTTTTTATTAATATATTTATCATTTTTTGGTTCTATATAACCATAAATATCATTATTTGGAGTATAATTACCATTATCATCTAATATAATTTCACCACTACTATCTAATTGACAGAAAATACTAATAAAAGTATCAAAATCTTTAGTACCTTTTAAATTACTTAAAGCCCAAGTAAGCTCGCTATTAAAAGCAACATCATTAGTTTTAAATTCAACTTCTTGTTTAAATTTTTGACGAATTTCTTCTGGTTTACGTTTACCTTTAATATTTCGTAAAGCTGTATATAAATTAGCAAGTTCTTTTCTTTCTTCTTCAGTAAGTTTAGTAAATATATCTTTAGCATGAATACGTCCATCTCCACCAAATTCAATAGCTGTAATAGTTTTTCCTAATAATTCGTTAATTCTACCTATAATTTTAATTCTTCGAGGATTAACTTCTTTTTCATTTTCACTTGGGTCACGAAGCATTCTATAAAAATTATCATCAAATATAGGAAGATTATTAGGAATATCTTTTATTAATATAGCTTCTCCAGCGTTACTATCATAACTAAAATCATATTTATGTTTAGTAAGTTCTTTTATAGTAGCAATATCTTTATCACTTAATTTTCGAGCATCAACATTACCAAATTCATCATAAGCATTAGCATCATCTATTATTTTCTTAATTTTAGCACTTTTTAAATTGTCTTCATCTTTAAGTATAGAAAATGCTTCGTTAATTTTATCTTTAGCTTCTTTATTAAGAACATAATAAGTATTATTTTTAATCCATTCATAAGCACTTCGATATTCAATATTTTCTAATCGTTTATCTAAAGTTTGAGTAGGATTATTTTTTTCATAATGCTTAATAATAGCTAAATTCTTTTCAAGATTTTCTTTAAATTCATCTGTATCATTATAGTCAAAATATTCTTTATCAAGAGCAGATTTAGCTTTAATAAAATTTCTTAATTTAATAGCACGTTTTCTTTCTTCAGGAGATTTAATAGTTTCACTATCTTTATATTCAGAAGTAAGTTGATTAATTTTCTTATCAATTTCTTTTCTTCTATTACGTTCTTGAGCAGTTAAAGCAATATCTGGTTGATCATCAATAAATTTCTCATGAATATACTCCATATATTGACGATATTCTTCAGGAGCAGCTTCAAATATTTCTCTAACTAAAGCATTCTTTTTAACATAATATTCTCGAACAACAGGTTGTTCAACATTATCAGCATACCATTCATCACGTTTAAGTTTAGCAGCAATATATTCTTTACTATCTATACCATATCTATCAAGAACATCTTTAACAGCATCAACTAATTTATCTCTATCAGTAAGAAATTTAGCTGTATAAGGTCTAATAAGTTGACCATTTGAATTAATAACATTTTCCCATCTAAAACTACCACTTTTAGCTAATATATTATCAAATCTTTTAAGAAACTCATTTTTCTTACGTGGAGCATCTTGCATTGCAGCTTGATTCATAATTCTATTAACAATCTTAACAATAACTTGTACTTGTTTATTACTTAACATTGCAATATCTCCAATATTAGTTTCCCACCAACCAGAATCACCAAAAGTATCTTTAAGATTAACAACATTCATTCGTATATTAGGATTATTAGCAAATTCATTAGCAATATATTTATTAAACATATTATCAAATCCTTGTTTAATAATCGAAGAATTACGAATTTTATTTATAGAATCACGAATCTTTTGAATATATCGTTTAGTATCTTCGTCCATACTATCAATAGGAAGACTCATAATATTTCCAAAAGTATCACCAAACGTAATAGCTTCAAGTAATAATTTAACTATATTAGGAACTTCATCTGGATTACTTCTTAAAACTTCATATAGATCAGGTTCTCCAATATTATATTCTTTATCGTCTATAACATAATGTTTCATTTGTTTATCAATCATATCAGCATAACTACTAATATAATCACTAAGAATATGATATATATTTCTTCTATTATCTTTAATATCTTTAGACCGATAAGAATTTATACCTTTTATATCTAATTTACGAAGTGCTTTAGCGGCAATATCATCTCCACGTCTTTCAGCTCTTCTAAGAGCAGCAATCATAGCGACAGACGTTTCATCAACTTCAGTTATTCTATCAGCATTATCTATATAATCATCAGTTATATCAGTAGTAATAGCATACGCTTCATCATTAAAATTATCTCTATTTTCTTGTTGTTGTTTTTCAAATTCTTCTCTAACACTTTCTTCAGTAATATGTTCAATTCTATAATATTTGTGAGCTTCAGTCTTAGAAGCTAAAGCACTTCTATAAGCATCACGTTCTTCAATTCTAACTTTTTGAATATTTTCTGTATTATTAGAAGAAACGTTATTAATTAAATCTTTATGTAAATTAGATTTAAAAGCAGGAGATGGAGAATATCTTCTAATAGTAACAAGAATATTACCTGCTTCAGTAGGAATACTTTGTGTAATAATATCAGTTTTTCCTACTTGTTCGCTAATATAGAAAGAATCAGAACGTATAACTCCATAATCACCTCTCTTCTCTACGGGGGATTGAACATAAGCCTCTATATCTTTAAATAGTTTATTAAGTTCAGCTTTTTGTATTTCAGTACCATTAACAGAAACATTCTGAAATTCATTAACATTATCTATAGCATTATTTTCTAAATTAAATTTATAACGAGGAATAATATATTCTTTATATTTATCTTTTAATTTTACTTTATTATCTTTATCAATAAAATATTCTTTAGCTCCAATATTTTCAGCTTCAGCAATAACAGTATTATAGAAACTAATATCTCCATATTTATTATTATTTGGATTAACACTATAATCTCCTGTTTCATTAGGTTCAAGTAAATTCATAGGAATAAGATAAACTCCACTTTCATGTTTATCTATTTTATACAACGTACTAATTTTATTGCTGCCAGCAGTTCTATTAACAACAATATAATCTTGAGGAGATTTAATATCTTCAACATTAATTTCACTAAGTAAAGTTTTAAATCTACCATCAAAAGGAATAAATATTAATCCATTACCTCTATTACAAATATTAAATTGAAAAGCAGCATTACTCATACCTTTATTATTTTCAGGTTTACCAAGTTTAATAGATTTACAATATTCTTTATGACTACGAATAAACTTATCAATAAATTCATTAGTAACCGCTGCCGCAGGATTAGCATAATAGGCAAATATTTCTCGAATAGCAGGAACAATTCCAGTTCCCATATCTTCTATATTTTTATACAAAGAATTATTAGTAATAACTTTATCAACAGCACCTCTTTTAAATTTAAATCCATCAACAACAAAAGCATATTTAATTAAATCAGTAATAGCAAGTCTAAATATAGGAGATTTATTAAAGAAACTTGTGCCAAATTCAATATAAATATCGTCCATATTTTCAGCAGAATCTGTAAATTTAATACTTTGATGAGTAAATCCTTTACGTTTAAGTTCAAATTGATTATTAAGATTTACATTAAGATAATTAAAAATACCTAAATCTCCGTTAATATGTGTTTGAATCCAAGATATTTTTTGAGCAGGAGTAAGAGCGTTAAATTTACTAAGTTCTTCTTCAGTAGGATTAAATAAGTCTTTAATATCAAAATTAATTTTTTGAGTAGTTTCAAAACCAAATATACGAGAAATTTCAGCATTCCAATAATTAGTATCGTTTTCAGTAGATTTAACAATAGCTTCATTATTATCATTTAGCCAACCTTCTTTAGTAACAGTTAAAGGGGTATTAATTATAGGAACTTGAGAATATATCATATTCATCATATATTGTTTATATTCTCTATATTGTTTAGGGGTAAATGTAACACCTAATTTAACTTGAACAGCATTAAGTACAGCATTATAAACATCATTTTCAGTTGGAAACAATTGTTTATTAACATCAACACTTGTTAATGTAGCATATTTAAAAAATGCAGCTAAAAATGGATAAATGCTATTTTCAACATCAATATCTCCTTTAACTAATTCATCTAAATTACTAACCTCGTTTTTTTCAATTTTAATAAATCCCGGATAAAGTTTTTCAATAAGACGTTTACTTCCACACATTACAGTATTACCAACTTCATTATCGGTAAATCCATAAGCAATAACATTATCAACAATAGTACGAGTTTCTCTAATAGTTTGTTTTGCACCAAAATTATCAGGATTACAACAACGAAGAACTTTTTCAAGATTTTTAGTAGTTTTATTAATCTTATTAAAAGCTAAACAAACAGCAATATCAAAAACAGCATTTTTAATATCATTATCTTTTTGTGATAATTCAGAAATATTAGTTATTTTGGACGATTCTAAGCGTGATTTTAGCACTTTTGCATTCAACGTGAATTGTTGTTCCTGTATAGGCTTTTGCGTTGAAATTTCAGCCCCAAATAGCTCTCTATACGCATTTCTGAATTGCTCGTTGGAGTTCAATGCTAACAATATCGATTCATAGTTAGAATAGTCAGTAATGTCAGTAGCACCAAGTTTAAAACCAGCTTTAGCAGCTATTCTCTTAATAGCTTTCTGAACAGTATTACCACCTCCTGTAAGATATAAACTATTACTTTCATTATTAACTTCATTAATAGTAGTAATAGCAGGTTGCATTAAGAACGCAATAGCGGTTCTATAATCTATACCTGTATCTATAAGAGTTTTAAATGTTCCAAAAGTAAATTCATTTTCATTAAAAATAGAACCTTCTTTAATAGCATCAAGAATATGAGCAGTAGTTTGAGAACTATAAACAGTAATTAATTCACCAACAACATTACGATTATTATAACTATTAGCTAATCTATAATGTTTAACTCTTGCAGTAGCAGCTTTATCGACTTCATTAGTTTTCTTACCATCTTTATCTAATAATATAACATCTCCTTTTTTAGTAGTTTCATTATATAAACCATATGCTTTAATCATCATCTCAGCATCATAAATAAATTCACCATTAGCATCTTTTTCAGTTAAATCATATTCAGCAATAATTTCATGGCCTTTACCTAAATATCCTTTAGCATAATTATTAACACTATTAAAAGTATCTCGTGTAACAGAAAATGCTTTAAGAGAAGCTCCACCCATAGCATTTTCCATAAAATCCATTTGATCAAAAGGATTATAAACGCTACGATTAACAGAATCAGCTCCACGAGCTTTATCCATTTCTTTCATGGCAGACGAAAGTTTATCAAAATTACTTCGAGAATAATTTTCTTCTCTACTATTATTGTCTGCCATAATAGCAATCATAGCATCAAGAATATTATTATTTCTTACAACACGAGGTAATTTGTCAACTTCATCTAATTTAGAAAATTCATTAAAAGTTAATAGTCCAGCTTCTTTACCAATATTAGTAAGTTCTTTATAAAGATTATCTCTATTATCTTTTTCTGTACGAAGTTTTTTAACAACATCACGAAGACGTTTTTGAAGCACTTTATATTTATCTTCATGAAATTCATCTTCAATATCAGAAGAAATTTTATTATTGATATTATCTTCTATATAATACTTATATTTAGCATAATCAGTTTTAAAATCGTCAGCAGAATATTTTTTAATTCTTTTAATATTACCATTTTTATCTTTTACAACTTTAAGCGAATGACAAATGCCGTAAACAGAGTCAACGTCAAAGTCAGAACCAGTTTGGGTAACCCATTCATCAGGCAACATAATAGTACTACCATAAACATCATCAAGAAAACCAACAACTTTAACAATAGAAACAGATTGTTTACCTTCAGTAGGAATACGATAAGCAAGTTGAATATCAAGACCTTCTTTTTGTATTATTTCAAGAGCTTCTGGAGTATTAGGAATAAGATTACTCCAACGAGGAATCATAACTTCAGCATAAGCTTCTTGTTTAACTTCATATTTATTTTTATCTTCATCAGATAATTTATCGTATTCAGTTTCTTCTATTTCAACTCCAGTTTCTCTATCAACAATAATTCTTGGGTGATATTTAAGTTCTCTAAGTTTACCATTATTATCAAGAACTTTCATTCCATAACCAACTTGAGTAACCTGTGCAGCATGCCAACCAGGAAATTTTTGTCTTGTAATACTACTATTAAATATAGCTTGTGCTATACTTTCAAGTTTACTACTAACATTATTCATATAGTTAGGCATAGCAGGATTACCAAATTCATCAGGAGTTAAATATTCGATAAAATTAGAATCCATACCAAGACGTTGAGCTTCAATACGAGCTTTCTTATAAAAATCAGTAAAATCTAATGTTTGTTTATCGCTATCAATATTAACTAATTTACCATTTTTATCTTCTTTCCAACCCATATTAAAAAGAAGCTTCTTAAAATCTTCTTTAATATTAGCACAATAGTTCTTAAAGAACGTATCAATATAAGGTTTAACAGATTCATTAGCATTATCACAAATCTTTTTAGTAATCTGTACACCAGCTTTATTTTGAGCATCTTTCATATGCTCTGGAACATCTTGCTGTTTATAAAGAAAACGATAATAGTAATCTTCTATAGCGTTTTCATTATTAGAAATAAGATCTTGTTCAAAATTAGGATTGATATTTCCATCATTATCCCAAAAAGTTAAAACATTCTTTTTAGCAGCTTTACTTGTTTCATTAGTATTAACTTGTCCAATATCATACTTATGCATGAAATTATAAAGCTCTTTAAGTTGAGTTCCTTCAAGAAGTTCAGGAATAAGAACAAATTCAGCGTTTTTAATTTGACGAGGATAATGTACTCCAGTATAACTATCATATTTATGGTCATAATAAAAATTCTTCTGTACTTGAATACGAGAATTAATTTTACTAATATCTATATCTTCAATTCTACGTTGACCAGTTCTAAGTTCATAAAGTTGTTGAAATATATCTTCATATTCTTTAAAAGTACCATCAGCATAACGTCTACGCATAAATTCTTCAATAGTAATAAAAGATTGTGCGTCATTAGTTTTGCTTGCTTCTCTATAACCATTAGCGATTTCAACAGCTTTCTTAGTAGCAGCGACTTCACCAAGTTCATCTTTAAAATGATTAAATAATTCTTGTTGAATATTATTAGCTTGTTTACTTGGTCTTACAGTATTATTAATAGTAACAGCTCTAAAACCATTACGAGCATATTTTCCAGCAGCATGTACTATTGCATAACCCTCTACGGGGGAATAGGCATTAGCGTATTTATCTATTGTAGTATTACCAAATTTAATTTCTTGTTTAGATCCATTATATCCAATAGTTTCTTTAATTTTAGTACTAAGAGTATCATTAATGTCAAATCCAGCATAAGCAGTTCCACCAGCTTGCACTTCTTTAGCACGTTTAAGAAAATCTTTAGCATCTTTATAAAATTTAACATCACCTTCAAGAATATCATCTAATTGCATATAAGCATTAGCAGTATTAAGAGCAAAATCAACTAAATCTTCATTACTTTTTTGTAATTCTTGAAGAAGATTTTGATATTGTTTGCCATGAGCTACAATCTCTTTATTAAAAGATTTAATCCATTGTTCAACAATATTATCTATAATACTTTTTACTTCTTGGGTTTCATTAAAAACGATTTTACCATTTTCAATTCTAATAAGAGGGCTATTAATATTTAAAGTAGCAGTATTCCCTTTAACTTGAACAAGTCCTCCGGCTTCGCCTACGGACGTTCCCCCGTAGAGAAGTAATGCACGTTCAAGCTCTTCACCAGCTTTATAATCCTCTGTATTAAATAGTTTTTGAAAACTAAAGAAATTACCACTTAATTTACCAACTTTAGGATTAAGTTTAGTTTTTTCTTTATCAATCCATTTGCCTTCAACAAGAATACATTCTTTTCCTTTATCATCATAAGTAGTTTTATTAAAATGTACTCTTTCAATTAATCCGTTAGTATCTTTACGAAGAACCCAATTACCTTTACCATCATTATCGAATAAATTATTTAATTGATTAATAAACATATTAAGTTCTCCAATAACGTTTTGTCTAAATCCAGCAAATATAGGAGCAGCTCGATTAATACGAACATCTATAGAACCATTTTCAATACCTTCTTGTTTAAGAATATCCGCTATATCTGCATAAAAATCATCACTAAGTTTATTATCATTAACTGACGAAATACCTTCTATTTCTATATTATATAAAATATTATTTATTTCACCTTCAATTTTATCTCCTTTAATCCAAACAATATCAGGACTATCTTTAGTTTTATAAACAATAGGTATAGAAATAGTGCCATCTTCATTTTCAATATAATAATATCTATTAAAATTAAGAGTAGATAATTCTCCTTTAATAGCAGAATAAATATCTTTAGCAGACCAAATATTATTTTTATTAGCAGCAGCTTTATCTTTAGCTTCTAAATATTTATCAAAATCATCTTCTTGAATATTTTCAATATTATTATTTAATAAATGTTTATTATTTATTAAATAACCAATAACTGTAGCATGACTTGGTTGATTTTTTTCTTTATAATATGCAATATTTGCTGTTTTAGTATTAATAATTTTATTTCTAATAGCTTGTCTAAATTCTTCATTAGCTAATTTTTCTCCATAATTATTACCTGTAATTAGCCAATTATAAAACATTTGAAGAGATTTAGCTTCTCCATATTTTCTAAAATCAAAAGGATTACCTATAATACCTTGATTTACACTTTTAGCGGTATTAAAAGTATTTGGATTTATTCTATAAGCTATAATTCCGTTAGGATTATCGTTTAACCATTTGTTATAATTAGTAGTAATATTTTGTAATATAGTAACTCCAAAATCTGCAGTTTTATTTGAAATAGTTGTAACATTTAAATTTGTAGAAGTATATTTTTTATTTCCAATAGAATCTATTTCATTACGTCTTTTATCAGCATATTTAGCAACATTTGTAGCTAAAGCTGTAATTGTATTTTTAGCGTCAAGTTTAGGAGCTTGAATAATAAAGTTTTTAGGAGCGTCAGAAGGAGTACGGAAAAAATATCCAGCTTGTGAAGCATTTAAAGCTGCTTTAGAACTGCCAATATTTTGTCCAGCAATAATAGGATTAAAGTAAGCAATCATAGAAGTAGCAAAATAATCTCCTTTAGACATTTTAGCATATAAAGCAGATTTATCACTTTGCATATCTTTAACACCATTAAATAAACTTATTTGAATAAGTTTTTGAGCGTTAGGATTAATAGATACATTACCTCTATCATCTCTCATAAATAATCCTTCTTGAATATATTTACCATTAGCTCCTTTAATTCCCCAAAAGAAACTATTATATTTATATTGTTTCCCTTTATTAATTTCTTCTAAAAGATTTCTTAAACCAGCTTGAGCGTCTTTTTTATTAGCATAATTAATTTGTTTAATAAGATTAGTAATATAACTATTATTAATTACATCAGAAGATAAATTACCTTCAGCATTAACACTATTTAATTCATTACGAACAGTAGAATAGTTAACAAGTTTTTGACATATATTAACTATTGGCTCATTAAGTCTATCATAATTAATATTAGAAGAATCAAATAAAGGAGCTTCTTTAGTATATTTTTGTCCAATTTCTTCAGAATATCTTACAGCTTCATTATAAGCTTTTCTTTCATTATTATACTTATTATATGATTCATTATATTCTATAACAGTAGTTTCAACTTTTTGTAAAAGATCTGCTATATTATTTAATAGTCCAATCATATTAGACCTAACAGGATTATTTCCATTATAAATAAATCCAAGTATTTCATTACGAGTTACTTTAGGATAATATTTTTTAAGTACTTCATAAATAGTTTCTTCTATTTGCTTATTTAATTCTTTAGGAGTAACACCATCATTTTTAAGTCTAACAGCAACAAGTCTATCGGAACTTTTATCTAAACGAGCAACTAATTCTTTAATACGATTAATATCATTTTCAGTATATAAATCTCTCATTGTACTACGAGTTGTATTTAGCATATTATATATCATATAACTCATAGCGTCTAAAGATTTATTGGATTGCTCAAAAGTAATACCAGATTCAGTAATAATAGACATTGTTTTAATAATCTTAGGATTACTTAATTGACAAAATATTCGATTAGCAAATACAGGGTCATTAATACAATCATCTGCAATTTTAATTAACCCATAATCTTCAGCAATATCTGTTGCCATTCTTACAATACTATCTATAAAATCATTAACAGAATTGAAATTACCTCTTGTATATAATTCTCTAATAATAAAATTAGCTCCCATAGTAGTTTTAAGACCAATTTCATTATTAGTATCATAATTATAAACTTTTGTACCAACTTCTGCTGGAGAATCTAATTTATAAATAGTATTAAAATATAATTTTAAATCAGCAGCAACAGGTTTTTCAAAACTCGCCCAAAGTTTATCTTCCCAAGATTTAGTAGTTTCATCAACACTTTCAGCACCCGGATTAGTATAATCTTCATCATCAGTAAAATTTTCATTAGTAAATTTGTCGCTTTCTAATACATTTTCAAATTCACCAACTATATTAACAAGTTTACTACTTTCAAATGCTTTTGTAAACCAAAAATTAGGATTACGTTTAACTTGTTCAATATAATTATTACGATTCTTTTGTGCTATATTACCAAATTTATTAACTAAATTATATGCTTTATTATATTGTTGTCTTCTTGCTTCAGTATATTCTTTATATGCTTCATCAAGTTTCTTTTTATTATTATCTACATCATTATCATTTTTAATAAGTTGTTTAAGTTCTGTTATTTTCTTATTAAGAAGTATAGCATTATTATATGCTTCTTTAAATTCTTTAATAGTATTATCATCAACTTCTTTATTTTGATTATAAACTTTTAAAGCAACATTATTAATATAATCTTTTTCAAGAGCGTCAATAGCTTTTTGAATTATTTTAACTCTATTAAGTTTAACATTGTTATATTTACTCGATTTACGTTCTTGCTCATAAAGAAGAGAAATAATAGTAGCGGTATCATTAATAGCAATATTACGAGCTTTAACACTACTAAAACCCATTAACAAATCAGCTTGACGTTTAGCAGCAGCTGTTGTAACATCTTGGTGTTTAAGTTCATAATATTGTTTTAAAATTCGTCTAACAGTATTTTGTTTATTTTCTAAAATAGACTTAGTAGAATCAAATTTTTCATCTTTTTTACAAAATTCTAAAAAATCATCGCTCTGAATATATCCAGCAAGCACTTTAGCTTTCTGTTTAATACCATCAGAACAATACTCTACAGTTTTCTTAAGAGTGTCATTGACATCTCCTTTAATAACATAACCAAATTCAAAACATTCCATAACATTAAGTTTAATAATATTAATAAATAAAAACCGTCAATTATGATAGCTGTTTTTAGCTTCACAATTGACGGTAATATATAAGGCTTAACTACTTATCTACATGCGTATTTAAGTTCGCCATTTCGCAGCATTTGAGCTATTAACGGCTTGTCTTGCTCCGAGTAGCTATTGAGATAGTCTGCCATGTTATTAATTCGAGTAATATCCAGAGTTTCAGCAATGATATTACCGTCATTATTTTTAATAGCATTAATATTCTCTATATCAGAAGTAATTGATAATAGTTCATCAGAATCATTATTAATAGTATTATAATCTTCATCTTCAATTATATCAGAATCATAATCATCTTCGCCAAATTCATCATCTTCTTCATTAATATCTTCTTCTATAATTTCAGATTCTTTAGTAATATCTTCACCAACATCTTTATCAGATAATACTTGATTATCTTTAATATCTTGCTTTATTTCATTTTCGTTACTTATATTGTTATCATTAATATTTAATATCTCATATTGACGAGCAAATATAGTATTGTTTTTAATACTACTATCTTTTATATTGAATATTTTAAGTAATATATCAATAATCTTTTGAAAAATACTTTTCTTTTCATTATCTTCTGTAACAACGGCAACACCTTCTCCACTATATTCAACTTGATTCAAATACTTAATAATACTACTTTGAGATAAACTTTCAACAAGCCATTCTTCAGCAAATATTCTACGCTGTTCATCTTCAGAAAGTTCAATATAATTATCTTTTTGTTTAGCTTTAATACGTTCAAAATAATCTTTAAAAGTAAAACCATTATCTTCAATCCATTTCTTAATATTAACAGCTAAATTATAACGTTCGCTATTTCTATCTCCATAGTTAACGTCATGCTCAACAGCTTCAATAAATTTATTATAAGTTTCAAACAAATCATCTACGATATTTTCTTTATCAAAAAGATTATGTTCATCAATATGAGCATGAAGTTGTTCATGAATAAGTAATCGAACTAATGTTGTAGGAGAAGAATTAGCTAAATTAGAACCAGCTTTAGTAAATATAACAGCTTTTTTGTCTCGATTATATTTAGCATTACCTGTTTTGTCTTTTTTATCATAATAATAAGTACCAGAAACGATAGGAATACCATAAACATTTTTGCCAGTAAGTAAATCAATAGTTGATTTAGGAATAGCAGCTTTTTCAAGAAGACGTTCTGTAGAATTAGCTTTTTCAAGAGTAGCAGTTTGAATCGTGTTAGCAACTCCAACAATTGATTCTCCCTCTACGGGGGATTGAACTTGATCAGGTACGGCAAGAGTAGCAACATTGATATACATAGAAGTAGCTTTATCAACATCGTTAAAGAATCCTCCATGTTTATTGACCCCTTGATTTGTATTAAAAGCATTATTTTGAAGAACAAAATCTCCAAAATTATCATATACAATTTCGCTATCTCCGAGTTTAACTACAAATTTATTATCTCTTTTAAAGAAATAAGGATTATCTGTAGTATTACCGTTACCAATATTATTAAGAGTAAAGAATGTTCTATTATAAATAGTATTATTAGTTATTTCTGTAGCAATAATATCTATAAGTTTATCGTTAACATTAATAAAACTTGTGGTTTTTGAATTATCACCTACAGGATTATAAGTAATACCTGTACCTAATTCATTTGAATTACCGGCTTTAAACTTATGTATAATAACGTTAAACTTAGAAGTATTATGTCCAATAGAAAGAATTATTTGATTATTAGAACTAATAACATCATAACCATAAAATATACTTGGAAATTTAGTATTAGCAGAATTAAATAATAAACCAAGTTTATCTCTAATTTCTTCAAAAGTATATTTTCTATTTTGAAAACCAGTTAAAATATCAACAAGTTCTTTATGAAGATTTTCTTTAATTTTACCATCAACTTTATTAGCACTTGTAAACATGGCTATAATAGGAGTTTTACTTCTACCTCCAATTAGGAAGCCCATATTACCAGCAAGAAAAGGAGCAGTAATTTGTTGTTTCTCGCCTGTTAATTCATTGATAGCAACTATACCATCTTTATCACTATCAATACCAATAATAGCATGTTGATCAAATTTAAAAGGTAATTCGTTAACGCCTTTTTCAGTATTTTCAATAATAGCATCAGAAGTTTCTTTTACACCTTGATTTGTTCCTGTTTGCCCAGCATATTTAACAATAATTTTTTTACCATTAGCAGCAAGAGTTCCAATTTTATGAGTATTTTTATAATTATTAAAAATATTTTCTTTCCATTGTTCATAACTATCTTTATATTCTTCAATAGTTTGAGCTAAAAGATTATAAAAAATAATATTTTTAAGATTATAAATAATACGTTTAGCTTTATCAACATCAGTTATTAAAGCAGGATCAAGTTTAATTACACCATCTTTAATAGCTTTTTGAATAACTTCACTATTATAGATTCTTTCATATTCTTCTTTAGTTAAATCATATCCATAACCTAAATCATAAAGATTTTTCTTATGGAATAAATCCCATAGTTCGTTTTCATTATTAAAAATAGATTCAAATAGTTCATCTGTATTAGCTTCAATTTGATTATTTACTTTACGAACATGATAATTAATACCGCCTTTTGGCCCAAGTTTTATTCTATAACCATTATTATCACTATCTGGAACAACATTAGAAATAAATCCAATTTCAATACCTTTGCGTTTAATAGCAAAAGAAACAATATCATGATTTCTATTTTCTACAGGAACAATTTCTAAATCATCTCCTACTTGTAAAGCATTAACAACTTGTTCATAATCAGGACCTCTATTAACACGAGAAGGAACAATATGCATATAATTATCAATAAATTCAACTCTTTTACTTGCTTCATAAACAGCATTATAAAAATCTGTAGGATTATTAAGTAAAGTATTAAGACTACGCCTATGAGTAAATACATAATTAGTATTATAAGAATTATTAATAAAATCTTTTATATTATATAATATATGATAAGCAGTTTGAACATCTAAATCTAACATTTGTTTATTAGCATCATCAGATAATATTTCAATAATATCTTTAAATAAAGATTCAAGATTAATAACAACTTTTTGATTTTTAATAACAGTATTTCCTTGATGGTCTTTAGTTTTAATTTTATTTATAGTAATACCTTTATATTGAATATATGCTTCAATAAAATCTTTAATTATTTGATCAAATTCAGTATCTTCAATAGTAGTCGTAATAGCGTTAACTTCGTTATTATCATTAGATTTAATGATTACTTTTTGTTTAGTAGCAAGAGCTTCAGCAAGACGTCTAAAAGTTTCAGTTTTACTATCTTTACGTCTTTCTAAAGCTCTAACTATTTGTTTCATTCCCATATTAACACCTCTTTGAGCAGCATGAGGTGCTACTTCTGGACTAACACCTTCTTCAATAAGTTGTTGAGTAATAGTTTCTATAATATTTTTAACTTCTGGACTATCACTACTTTTATTTAAAGCGTTTTCAAATACATTAGGAGAAGTTCTAAAAAGAAGAAAAGTTTTACTACTTGCAATACCTACAGCTCGTTCATTAATAGTAGGATCAAAAGATTTAGCGAGTTTAACAGCATCATCTAAATCTTTATTAGTAATTTTATCTTCATCTTCAATAATTGCTTTAACAGCAATTTCATTAGGATCATCGCTTTGTTGTTTAGTTTGAGTTTGAGAAACTCCACTTCGTGGAGTTTGTTCCCCCGTAGAGGAGTTATCATTATTAGATTGTTGATTATTGCTAACTTCTGCAGCAGTATTATTAATAGTTTTTGCTTGTTCTTCACTAACTTGTTTACCGTTAACTACTACTCGTTTAGCTTCTTCTTCCTTTTGTTTTCTATTTTGACTTTCTTCTTCTATTGTAGCTCTTATAGAATTACTAAAATCTTCAGTATTAAAATATCCTATTTTAAGCATATCAAGAGATTCTTTTAATTTAGGAACTCTATTACGAAGAATATCTTGCCATGCTTTATCTAAATCTTCTTGTTCTTTAATCCAATTTTCAACTTGAGTTGCGGCGTCGGACATTCTTTTCATAGTAAGATAATCAACTTGTTGAGCAATAAGATCAATTCTATCATTATAATCTCTTTGAGATTTAGGTTGAATATTTTCTAAATCAGCTTTTTTATCTTGAAGAGCAACTTGTTTATCAATTAAATCTTTAATATTATTAGGTACTTCAGGAATATTTTTATAAGATTCGTTAATAAGTTTTTCAATATCGTTTAATATAGTTTGAATATCTCCAGAAAGTCTTTCTGCTTGATAACCTTTTCCAAGACTTTGATTAAAAATATTAATTATAGATTGTCTATTATTTTCAGATAAAGGATTATTATCATTAAGAAATTTAAGAAGTCCTCTTTTTCTATCATTATAAATTTTATTATATTGATTTTTAGCTTGTTCAGAAATATCTGGATTGTTATTAACTTCTTCTTGAGCTTGATTAATTTCATTTAATAATTTAGAAACATGTTTATCAATAGCTTGTCTTCTATATTTATCTACTGAACTTATATCAACATTATTTTTATTTATTTCATTTTGTATAGTATTAATTCTATCCCCAAAAGATTCAATTTCTAATTGTTCTCTCGTAAACTCTCTTGCAGCAATTTTGGCAGTATATTCACTTTCTATTTCACTATTATATAGTACGTTATAGAGATTTTCAGCATATATATCTCTAACTTTATCCATTTTAGCAAAAGCTTGATTAGTAAAATCTTCTTCAGATTTAGTAAGTTGAACACCAGCTTCTCTAAAATATTCTTTAAATTCAGGACTTGTAATATATTCTTTTAATAAATCATAAGTACCTGCTTCATAAGCATTAATAGCTAAATTAGTAAAATAATCATCAATAACTTGTTGTTTTTTTATTTCAGCTTCTTCTGGAGTAAGTTTTCTATGAATATCGACTCCTTCATCTTGAAGTCTTTCTCCAGTAATAGGATCTTCAACATAATCATCTGGAGAAATATAATCATTTAACATAGTAAGTTTATCGACAACATCTTTATTTAAAGCAGCACGGTCTTGAATTTCTTTATTCATTATTTTTTCTTCAGCAGTAAGAGTATTAAGAATATTAGCGTCAGATTCTTTACCTTTTAACTTTTTAGCTTTAATTTGCCTTTGAAGTGCAGAAAGTCCTTTGCCGGCTCCTTTAAAAACCATACCTCCAACAGCACCCCAAAATGCTTGTTCCCATATTTTATCATCAGTAATATAACTTTCAATTGTACGAGGAATATAATTAGGATCTAAATACATTTTAGCAACTTCTTTACCTTTTTCAGTTTGAATACCTTGATATGCTTCTTCAAAACCTTCAGTAAGTTGCAAAGTACCAATAGTACTTAAAGGATGTTTAATAGCTTCTTTAAATTCATCTGTTCTATTTTTCCAAAAACTTGTTTTAGGAGCAGTTGTAGTAGAAATTTGTCCAGATATATTTATATCAGCTTTTTTACGAAGATTTTCAATTGCTTGTTTATTAGAGCGTCTAACTCTTGAAGTAGGTAATTTTTTACCGACTTTACCAAATAATTGACCAATACCTCTAAATTCTAAAATATCTTGACCAAGCATAGCATAATCATTAACAAAAGTTTTATCAGCAGATTCTCCAGCAATATATCTCGCTATTTGGTCAATAGTTTTACCATTTAATTCAGGATTTCTTGCAAAAAAGTCTTTCCATTGCTGGTCAGTATATTTTTCAAGTTCTTGTTTAGTAGATTCATAAGTTTCTGTCCAAACACCTCTTGCTTCCATATAATTTTCCATAGTACGAGAAAGAACAGCATTAGTAGTTAAATTATTAATATATTTAACAGAATTATCAAGACGAGCAACTGAAGGAGCTTTAATACCAGCACCTTTCATAGCTTTATGAGTAAGTTTAGCTAAACCTCTTGTAGAAGCATTATATGCTCTTTTTACTTTATCAATTTTTCCTAATAATCCGATAGTTTTAGTAATACCAAGAGTAGGCAACATCATAGATAAAGTACTAAAAGCACTTACTCCATTATTAGTCCACCAACCAAAATCACCAAATGCAAAAGTAGCATTTGGATCTTTTTGATAAATTTCAAATTCATCTCTAATAGTATTTTGAATACCTTCAATATATTCACTTACTGGATTAGTATAGTCGTTTTCATCAGTAAAAACTTGTCCTACAGCATCTACAATATTACTAAGAGAAAGAAACGAACCAAGAATGGCTTCATTAGCAACTCCTTGTATTATCATATTACCAAGTTGTTCAAAAGCAGATTGATTTTCTGCACGTTGACGTTTTAAACTTTCTTCAGAATCAATATTATTAACAGTAATATCTTGTTCTTCAAACTTTTCTATTTCACTAGGACTATATCGTGAAGTATATCTAAGTTTATTAGCCATTCTATTAACACCTTCAGCAAAATCATCACTCATTGTATTAGAAACAAGATAAGGGGACTCTTTGGCCCCCTTTTTAGTTTTAGGATTATATTTAGGATTTCTTACTAATTCTCCATTATTTATAAAATCAATAACTTTACTCATATCTTATATATTTAATTTACTTCCTAAATCTTTACTTAAAACAGCATAATAACGTTCTAATAAATCAGGTCTTCCAATAGAAGTTGTTATAGTTTTTGCAATTTCAAAAATACGTCCATTTAATCTTTCAATAGCATTTTCATTATCTAATTGTAAATTTCCTTGTACGAAATTATTTTGAATATCAATATATTCATTCATAGCTGAATAAATATCTACGGCTGCTTCTCTATTAATATTAATAGCTGTATTTCCATTTTTATAAGTAAATATATTACCACCATTAGCTATTAATTGTTGAGCACCTAATGTAGGAGTTTCAGAACTTTCACTAAGATTAGATGTCATTGCGTAAGCGTCCATTTTAGCAATATGATCTGAAGCCTTAGTATATGGATTATTTTCAAATGCTTCTTGAGCTTCATCATTAACTAATCCGGGAATAAAATAAGTTTTTGGAATACCTGTTGGTTTACCAGTATTATCTAATGTAGGATAAATAGTTATATTAGTACCAGTACCAAAAAAAGGATTATGTGCAGAATTAAATACAGCTCTACCATTTCCAACAGCTGCTACTATTTCATTACCTTTATCTTCTCTATCTTTAGTATTTGTAATTTCTCTAAAAGTTCCATATTGGTCATCATTTTCTACAGCAAACATTTTAGTATTTCCAAATCCATGAGCTATAGTTTTTCTTCTTAGTTCTTCTTGATCTATTTTAACTCTAAGACGATATTCTGTTTCATCAATTTGACCAGTATTAAGTTGATGTAAAAGTAATTGTTGATAATTTGTTTCACCCGGAAGAGATTGATGACCTATAGTAATTTCATCATAATTATCAATTTTAGTACTTATTTTTTCTTGTTGTTTAATAAAATTAGTAGATAAATCAATTAATGATTTAGGAGACATATTGTTAGCAGCAATAATTCTTTCTTTTACATTAGGAGCTATTCCATATGGAATTTCTTTAACTATAGGATTATATTCAGAATCTAATATCTGAATACTAATTCCATTTAAATCTCCTTTTGTTACGGCATTTGTAGTATTTGCTAAAAGTAATATATTTTGATAATATTCTTTTGGTAACCTAATATAATTAACACTTTTACCATTAACTTCTTTTCTACCAGTACTAAAACCTATATCTGTTAAATTATTATTTGCGTTTAATATTTGAATAAGTTGATTATATTGCTCAGTATTATCAAAACTAACATCATAATATTGACCTTTGTCTCCATATTTATTTTCAATATTTTTTAATAATTCTTTGTCATATGGATTATCTTTATTAAAACTACCTCCATTTTTCATTCTATCTATATAATCTACTAAATATTTATCTTTTTCATCTAAATCTTTAGTCAGATTATCATAATTCATTGTAGTTTCATTATATTCTCTAATAAGCTCATTACTTTTAACTCTAAAATCTACAAGTTGTTGTTCTGTAGCACCATTATTTTTAAAAATTAAATATGCTCTTTCAAGAGTATTTTTCCAACCATCTGTACTTGCATTAGTCATATCGACATTGACATCTCTACCAACAACAGATTTAAATAGATTATATAAATCATTCTGAATATTTTGTTTTTTTCCCATTAATTCAGAAGTAATATTATAATTAAGAGTTATTGGCTTAGTATCGCTTGTTCTATTTAATGATTTTATATATTCTTCATTAAGTTCAGCATTCTTTTTAGCAGTTTCTGCTGCTTGTTCAGCAGCTTTATAAGTTTTTAACCCATTTCCATAAGTAGTTTTACGAGTAGTGTTATAATATTCAGCAGCATATAAAGCAGGAGATATTCTTTTATTTAAATATTGTTGAGGAGAAAGAGTTATTCCGTTATCATCAGTAATATCATCTACAATATTATATCTTCCTTTAGTAGCATTTATAGCTTTTTTATGTTTCCAAAGAGCAATGTCATAATCTTGTTGAAGACTTTCTTTAGCACCCGGAGTAGATTCAATAGCTGCTCTAATACCAGCTTCTATTTTACTTCTATCAAGTTTTTCAAAAGTATGAGTAGTATCGTCGTAATATTCTCCATCAAATACTTCATTTAGATTAGTAGTAGGATTGCCATTTTTATCAAGCCAGCGAACTTGATTATAACTACCAGATTCTCTTGCAGCCCATTGTAAACCTTTAGAAATCAAAGAAGATAAATCTACAACAGCAGTAGGAGAAGTAGTAGGATGCCATTTTGTTCCACTAATAACTTTTCCAGTTTTTTCATCAACAATATCTTTATAATAATAAGGATTTTTTTCTAAAAAATATTCTTTATAATCTTCTGGAAGAGTTTTATCATTTATAACTCTATTTTTAAAATCAGTATAATCTTTTTGAGCTTGAAGTCTACCAATCATTCCAGCATCAGAAGCTAAATTTCCTGCTTTAATAACTATATCATCTAAAGCTGCAGCAGAATTACCAAATACAGTATTATTATCAACAAGTTGTTGTATTTCAGAAATCTTTTGTTGTCTCCATTCATTTTCTGCTTCATTAAGGTCAAGTTTAGCCATTTCAGCTTGAAGATTAGAAGCAGTTTTAATAGCTTCTTTATGCCCTTGTTCAAGAGTATTAAAAGTATTTCCTAAAGTATTTAAATCTACTGTTGGAACATATTCTGTATTAATATAATTAAAACCTTTCATATTAACTATGTTTTTAACTGTTTTTATTTTCGTATGCTCTCAACCATGATTCTATCATATCATTCGTTATACCTCTTACACCAAGAGCTTTTAATATAATAGGATTAACATTAGGATTTGCAGCAGCAATAGCTCTAATATTATTTTCAGCAGCTAATCTTTTTTCAAAATTACCAATAGCGTTTTGTACTCCAGCATTAATACTATTAATCAATCCTATAGTATTTTCAGATTGTTTTTCAATAATGGCATTTTCAAAAGTATTTTTCTTTTCTTTCCAAGTATTATAATTAGTAATATTTTGATTAGCAACAGCTTGTTGATTAAGTCTATCTTTATTAATTAATTCAGTTTCAGTATTTTCTTTATTAGCATAAATATTATTAAGTAATTTAATAGTATTTAATCTACCAAGTTGTTTTCTACCTAAAGCAACTCTTGAACTTGCAGTATTAGCGTCAATTTGTCGTTCATATGCTTGTTGTTGGTCTCTAATAGTATCAAGTTGAGGATTAATATTAATACTTGTTTTAAGTTTAGAAGGAATTAAATTAACAGGAGCTTTATTATATTTCATTTTCTTTAATGCTTTCTTATTGGCATTATATCCTATAATACTACCAACAATATTTGAAGCAATACCAATACCATCACTAATTAAAGAATTATATCCTCGTTTTTTCATAATATTATTACGATTATCATAATCTCGTTTAGTATTTAAATCTACACCAGTAATAGGATTAAATCTACCTTTAGTATCAAGAATATCATATTTGATTTCTTCTACGGGAGTATGATAATTAACAATTGGTTGATTTATTTTATTAGATAATCCATCTTTAAGTCCTAAACTATAAATTTCTGGAATAAGAGTAACAGTTTTTTCAATATCTTCAATACCACCATTTTTGAACTTTATTCGTTCCCCCGTAGAGGGAATCATTCTTAGACTTGTCTTACCATTGCTTGTAACTGTATAAACTCCACCATTTTTAGCACGTTTACGAAGTTCTGGATATTTATTATAAACTTTAGTTTTAATATCATCACGTCCATGAAGTCCTGCAAGTCTTAAAGCATCAATAGCATCAGACTTAGTAGGAATAGGATAACTTCTATTTTTACCAGCAAAATCTTTTTTATCTACATTAGGATAAGGTTTAGATTTAGAACCATAATCTTTAGAACGACTTAAACCACCCATACGTTTTTTATTTCTTCTTTTATAAAAATCATTAACTAAACTATCTCTATTAGCTAAACCAGCTTCTCTATATATTTTATTAATTTCTTTTCTAACTTCATCATCAGTACCTCTAAGAATAGCTTTTTGCATAGGAACATATTTTTTATCTTCAGGATTGAAATATTCTCTTGCAGTTCTACTACTTCCTCTATTATAAATTAAATTAGTAAGTAAAGCTTCTTTAGTTTCAGTAACATCACCTTCATCATTATAATATTTACGAATAAAATCTATTCTTCGTTTAGCACTTTGATTTGCACTTTTAATTCTTTTAAATCTTAAATCTCTTTCATCTTCTTCAGTAATATATTCTCTTCCTTTAGAATCTTTTTTAATTTTATCATTAATATTACCTCCTGTATATCTGTCTACTCCCATTCCAAAATTATCTTCGTCAAGATCTTTACCTTTAGGAGCATACCATCTTCGAGTAACTTTATCAAAACCTATACTATCAGGATTTTCAGAATGATTAATTAATTTACCAACTTCAGTAGTATCATAATAAGGAGTATAATCTGGACTAATAATAGGATTTTCTAAAGTAGAAACATTATTTGCTAAACTTTGCATTTCTTTAATTTTTTCAAAACCATTTTTCTTAGTACCATATCTACTTTTATTTTTTCTATTTCGATTATTCTTAGTACCATCATCGTTAATATTATTAACATCTTTATATCTTTCTTGAGCATTAAAAACTTTATTAGGATTATTTCCTTTCATAACTTTTTCAGCAGGAGATTCACCATTAAGAAAAGGAACAGAACTAAACACTTTAACTTCAGTAGGAGATATATGCATAACTTCTCCATCTTCAACTTCTAAACCAGTACGAGGATTCTTACCAATATCAATACCACCTTGTTCATGTTTTCTACCTTTCATATAGTAATAATTCTTTTTATTAGGAATAGGTATAGCAATACCACCACGAACTATATTAGGTCTAAGTCTTTTATTACTCATAATCTGTTATATTGTATATTTTGACGTTATATAAAGCCTTATAACGTTATCTTATATTGAATTTGATTAATTATACAAGAAAGCATATTAAAATCAATGTAGAGCTGATAACAGCTATTATTTACGCTTTTTCTTGCCTTTGCAGCCTCCCAATTTCATTTGAGCGAGTCTATCGGAGTATTGGTTATTATTAGGAACTTGTTGATTAACATTTTGAGTAACAGGTTGAGTAGAAGAATAACTATTAGGAGTAAGAGAAGTTTTTTGTTCATAATCAAAACCATCAGCTTTTTTAATCATTTTAGGAGTACTTGGACCGCCAATTAAACTATTAGCAACAGATCCAACACCAGAAGCAATTCCTCCAACAGTATCATTAAGATTATTACCAGTAAATTGATTTGCGATAGTAGAACCGAAATTAGCTTTCTTTCTACCACCACAAGCATACTTCTTTTGATTTTTAATTCTATCTGTATAATTATCTTGTTTAGTTTTCATTTTTCCACCATTTTTTAAAACAACTTTCTTTTTATATTCATCAACATAATCTTGATTAGCATAACTTTGAGTCATAGCTTGTGCAGCAGCTAAACTATCTTGTCTATATTGTTCTTCTTGTTGCATTTTAAATGCTTTTTCTTCTGCTCTTCTTCTTTTAGCAGCACCAATAGCAGAACCTATAACACCACCAACAGCTCCTATAATACTACCTAAAAATGCTTTATCACGTTTAACAATTTTATTTTTCATAACTTACTTATTTTATAACTAAGAGATTCAAAATCAATACGTCTATCTTGCATTAAAAATTCAAATTCAATAATAAAATAATTACCATAAAGTCTACTCATAACAGCAGCAGATTGATCTCCTTCATTACCAATCATATTTCTAAGATAACTAAAATTCCAATTACCTAAATCCCAATAAGGTTTTTTATAATTACCAAAAATATTTTTATGTTCATTAGGATCAATGCTTTCGTTATCAACAGTAATATTTATATCATTAGTGTTAACATTGTCATTATAAACTCTAAGTATTTGACCAGCATAAGGAGTATCTAATTTCTTTACGGGGAATGGAACATCGCCTCTTATAGATTCATCTACTTTATATAATTTATAAGTAATATATTCTAAAAACTTAACAATGTCATATCCTTCATTAATAATAAAAGACAGTTTACAACTATTATTAAATCCTTCAACAGCATTAGCATAACCATAAATATTAGCATAAGTACAGTAATTATTAAATGCTTCAGTAAAATTATAAATAGTATCATATACTAAATTACCGCTTTGAAAACCATTAATAAAATAAACTCTATTTTTACTATTATAAGCATCTCTAAAATAATAACTATGAGTAGAAATAAAATTTTGAGTTTTATAATTATAACTAAGAACTAAATTACGTTTTTGAGTGAAAATACTATTATCTTCATTTTTTCTAAATATATCATAATCAAATTTAATAAGTAAACGATTATTTCTAATATCATGAGCAAATCTTACATTATTAGGTTTAGCTTTAATAAGCCATTCAACAATATCGTTACTAATAATAGCTAATTGGTTATTATCAAATCTGTAAATATTATTATCGTCATTATTATAAAATATATAGCCAAATTGGTCAACAATAGCGCTTCGCTTATCTTGAAGACCTCCATAACCTAATTCAGAAGTAAATACTTCTTTATAAGCAACATCAAAAGCGTCTAGTTGATGAAGTTGAATATTTTGGTCAATAGTTTTAAGTTCATTATTTAAATCAAACATAAAAAGACTATGTTCAGTATGAGCTAAAACTAAATTACCAATTCCAATTAAATTAATAATAATACCTTTATTTTCGGTAATATTTTTATATGCTTCTAAAGAAAACTTTCGCCAACTATTTTCTCTTGATTCATCTTGAATAACATTACTTCTACGAATAGTTTTACCATAAAAATCAATATCTATAATATCTTCTCTATAATTACTATAAGTTTTAGGATTAAATTGGTCAGCACTACCTTGTCTATTTTCAAAAAGATCGATAGAATTAGCAGGAGTAACTATACAACCCGGCCAATATTTGCTATCATCTTCATTAACATTTTCACTTCTTTGTTTCATAACAAAAAATTGAGTAGCAGGAGCATTTTTAAAAGATTTACTTTCATTAAAAATATTACTTATTTCAATGTGTTGTAAATAACACATAAAAGGAATATCAAGATTATAAGTATTATATTTAGTTTTAGAATCTAAATCTCTAAAAGGATAATAAGGATAATTATCGGCAATACGTTTTACTATTTTATCGCTTTCATTAAAATTAAATCCAGATTCGTTATATATAATAGTACCTCTATAAGTATAATGACCATCTAAACCTTTATCTATATAATCATAACCATCATCAAAATTATATCTAATATCGGTAAGTTTAATTAAAGTTTTAGAATTAGAAGTATAAATATTAGTATTAGATTTTAATAAACTAACTTTATATAAATTAATTTTATTATAAATAGAATTATCAGCTTTATATATATTAAATAGATTGTAATCATCGTCTATAGTTAAACAAGTACCAACACCAACTCTATTATCTTGTATGGAATTTCCTACACTTAATTTATAATTAGGCATTGCATATAAAGTATTAATACTTTTTTCTTTTAGTATTTCAACTTTATTTAAATCGTGCATATAATTAAATACATGATTACGTTGTTGAAAATTATAAAAATTAGGAATATTATCGTAAGGATTTTTACCTTGTCTAACTAAATCAGTAACAAAATCGTTTTTAATATCATCATAATCAAATAAATCGTTTTCAATTCTAAGTATATTATAATCTAAACTTAAAGTATCTTCAATATCAAAATAACTACTAAAAAACAGCATATTATTAGACTTAGAAGTATTACCAGAATTTCTAATTATTTTAGTATAACTTTCATTATTATTTGTATATCCATTTCCAACATCAATATTTCTAAAATCTATTCGAGTCAATAGACCAGTAACTCTTCTAATATATTCAGGTTTTTCATAAGAAATAAAATATCCAACATATCCATTTGGAATTATAACATTAGTTAATTTAGCACTATATAAAACATAATTACTATCATATAAATTAGAAGTAGGGCATTTAAATAATCTATCATTTTTATCATTAATAAAAATATTAAAATTATTAATATTAGTGTCTAATACTTCAAACCATTTTAAATTAGTATTTTCAAAACTATTATAATTATCTAATAATTTAACTTTAGTATTTTCTTTTATAGGTCGTGGATTATAAAGAGTTAATTTACTTTCATTATACACTGTATAAACTTGAGTAAATCTATTATTATTAATATCTGTAATAGTATCTTTAATACTTTTATTAACGGTAACAGCTATAAATGCTTTACTTTCTTGCCCCTCACCTTGAGCATCTTGATATATTACAGGAACTGGTATAATATCACTAAGATTAATACTTGTATCATCTAACCTATTTTTAGCTACAATTATATTATTATTATTAATTTTATATCCGTTAGTAAAATTACCGTATTTATCAACAAAATGTATAAAGAAATTATAAACTTCTCCGGGAATAAGGGTACTATTAAGTTTTCTTTTATTAAAACTATTTTGAGTATTAATAAATTCTCCACCCTGTAATATTACAGATTCAATACGAGAAATTTTTATTTCAATATCAGAATCAACTATTTTTATATTATATATACCTCTAAAAGTTGTATCTAAATTAGAAGGAATTAAATATTGATAAGTACTTATACCGCTTTCATCTGGTTCGTCCCAAGTAAGAATAGTAAAATAACCATTAGTACTACGAGTAGCATCAGATTTAATACCTCCGGTATCCCAATCATCTATTACACCACAAATAATACATTTACCAGCTTTACGTGTAATAGATATAGTATTTCGACTTTTAATATCTTTTTTTATTAATTCTCCATCTTTTATATAATCTACTATTTTATTATAATCTCTTATTAAATTACCATCGTTATCATAATGAAGATTACTTAATTGAGCAGTTTCAAAACTTATTACAACATCTTGATTTGAATCTATATTTAAAAAAGTACTTAACTGTATTTCAGAAAAACTTTGAATATAAAATTGTAATCTATTATTTAAATCCGTGTAAATACCATTATCTATAACTTCATCATTAAGTATAAAATATTGTTTTCGTAAATCTATTTTAATATTTTTAGTATAATCAGCAACATCTTTAATATTTTCTTTATAATTGGCAATATATAATCTATTTTTATAATTAATAATATTTTTAACGTTATAATAATTATAATAAGTAGCAATTAGTTCTTGAGTACTATATTCTTCACAATTTTTTATATCAAAAATATAATAATTAGTAATACCTTTAATATTAATATCAAACGTTTTATAACATTTAGTATAACTTTTACTTGCACAAATACTGCCTATTTGAAATATATTATAATTATTATCTAAATTTTTAATAGAAATTTTAAAAGTTTCATTACTAATATCAGTACTATCACTAAAATAATCAGAACAACCTACGCCAAAACCGTCCCACGGTTTATTAGGAAATGTAACATTAGTATAATATTTAGCATTTGTTCCGGGCTTATCTGGTTGACTTATTGCTTCTCTTATATTTAAACTTCTATTAAAACAATACCTAATAATTTGATTTTCATTTAAAGTATCTACATAAATAGGATAACCAATAGGATACCATTGAGTATAATCATTTTTATTTATTTTATAACGAATAAAAAGATAATACCAACCTTTATAAGCATTACCTTTGACATACTCAACATTACTTATAGCAGGAAGTTTAACTTCAGGAACAATACTTAATTTACTTTCTACTTGTCTTATATCTCCATTATCTTCAGCACCAGCTTTATCTGGATTACCTAAATTAATAGTTCTTAAAGGAACTAATTCATTATTGTTACAATCATATTCACTAAAAGCAATAATTAAATCATTTTCTACATTATAAGTAAAAGTACCAGTAAATTTACCACCATGATAAGATAATCCACTATATGCTAAATAAATATTTTCATCTTTATCAATAGTCTTTTCATTATATACGAATATATCTAATTTATTAATATTAGCTTCAACTTTATTATAATCTTGAACAAATAAAACTATACCAGTATTGATAGGAATAATACCTCTAATAAGAAAATTATTATGATAAATATTATGTATAGCAGCTTGTATTAAAGCATTTGTTATTATAGAATTTTCATTAGTAATACAACTTTCATCATGACTAATCTTAATATTACGAGCATCAACTAAAGAAAGATTATCACAATCTTTAGGGTGTTTATTAAGATTAAGTTTAGGAACTACACTCATAATAACTTTTATATTAATTATAAAATATTATATATTTTGATAGCTATTTTTAGCTCTATATTTAATCTTGATTTAACCTAATACAATTAATCACTTTCTAACATAAAATTCAACATAAAGCTAATTTTAGCTATTCTCGTTTATTTATTACCCTTTTGGATTAAAGGTGAAATTAAAGAATGCGTTACGCCATTGTTTATGAGCACCATCAATATCTTGTCCACGATTAATAACAGAACGTTTAGCTTCTTCTTTAAGTTGTAACCATGTATAATAAGGATTAGTACCATATTGAGAAGCACTAAGATTAAACACAGGGTGTTTATATCCACGGCATAACATTTTATACATGCAATAAAAACCAATAGCTTCTACAAGAATTGCATTATCTGGAATAACAGGAAATTCACAACCATAAACTTTACTACGTTCAGTTTTGATAGTATCATATTCAATAGTAATACAATCAGTATCAAAATCAAGTTCAATTTTATTACCATCTATTATAACAAAATTATGATTACTATTAGTTGTTTTACCAACATAATTATACTCATTTACTCTATATCTACCGGGCCACTCTTTATCATTAAGAGTTTCAGCAAGAAGATAATCTGGAACTTTTGCAGGATTATCATTATGATAAATATCTGTTGTATTTACTGCATTAGAACTGCTCGTTTCACTCGCAGGTTCCCCCATAGAGAAGCAACCATTACAGCATCGTTCACTATTAGCTTCTTTCACTTCACAACCTTTATTATCATAAACTTTAATATTAGCATTAGCTATTGGGCAAGCACTAATTGCTATTCTTTCCTTTACGGGGAGTTGAACTTTAGCTCTTTCAGTATTTAATATATTAAGTTGTCCCATAACTTCTAAAGTCCAAACTCCAACTCTTGGAATCCAATCACTATTATCAGGATTAAAATCATTATCTATTTTAGCAATAATTCTTTCTATATTAGTTGTATCTTGTTTAATCATATCTCATAAAATTTAAACATTTCTCTGGATACTTATATAACAATATATTAAGTTTATATCGTATATCTAATTGTAAATTATAAATATCTTCAATAGTATTACAAACAGTATCTGCTATTTGTTTATAACTCATACCTCTATACTTATTAGCAAGATATTCAGTATGTTCATATTGAAGAAATTTATCTTTAATCATTTTAGAATCTTTAAAACGAATAAGATATTCACCTTCTTTATTTTTAAAAACTCTATAATCCACACCATCATAAGGAATATTTCTAAACTTATACCAAGCTGCTTCATTTTCATCATAAAGTTTAATACCTTGAGCAAGTAATTCTTTTTTACGAGCAGCAGTAGCAGAATAATCAAGAACAGTTACAGTACTACGATGTCTATTACTAAATTTCTTATATTTAATATAATAAATACCAATACCGTAACCAAACTTATAACCTTTACCTTCAAGAATACATTTATGAACTTTGGCATAATACGCATTAATAATAGCTCTATATTTACTTGAAAGAATAGTACTACGTTTATTAGCAAGTTCTATAAATTTATTATATTTATATTCTTGTCTTAGAGTATTACAATATTTAATAAGTTGAACAATAATAAATTTATTATCATCTTCATTAGCAACAGAGAATAATTTAATAACTTTATTATAAAGTAATTCAGAAGTATTATATTCTTTATTTATCCATTCAGTTTTATAATCATCTAAATTAATATTATACGATTCAATAAGTAATTGTTTATTATTATCAAGATAATTATAAAGTTCTTCTTTATTAATTACAATTTCTTCTAATTCATTTTTATACTTAACAATATCTGTTTTAGCACTATAAATAAATTGAAGATAATAATTTTTAAATTTTACATCAGGTATCATAATATCTTTATCGTTATGCTAAATTAACAGAAGGAATTTCAGCAGTATCTCGTATAACATTAACATTCCACGTTTCAAGTATAAGTTTCTTAATAGAACCAATCATATCTTCTGGTAGAAGAAATTCATCGTCATCGTTTATAGAATCAATATCAAAAGATTTATCATTAGTTTCTACTTCAATAATATGAGGATATTCAAATACAGATTCTATAACAATAGCTCCTAAGTTATTAAATTCAGAATCATTAATACAGTTTATATAAATATATTCATTTATATAATCATATGTAGCACTTGGACATAAACCTGGAAGACTACCATAATATTTAGAAACAGATTCTTTAACAAAAGGAATAATGATAGGATTTTTAACTCCAGCAGTACGAACAGAATGAAAAGGAAGATTATTAGTTAGTCTAACAGGACGAGGAACTTTAACTTTTGTTCTCTTAATTTTAGGAATAGGAAGATCTCCACTTTGATAAATATCTCCATCAGGAACATCAACAAGACTAATTTTAAATCTTTGTTGTAGAACTTTATCTGTATAATTATGATTAGCATAACTATGACGTATAAGTTCATTACGAGCATGAATAATGCCAAGTTTGATAGCACGTCTTACAGGAATACTATCAGCTTGCTTTACAGAATGAGCAATTTCAGAAATAAGTTGATTAATACTTGCCATACATTTACTATTTATATAATTATACATTTCAATATTATAGCTGCGAGCAAATATAATATTACTTGAAAAAGAACAAAGAAAAGTAATAAATTTTTTGTATTAAGTATATAAACAACAAAAGCGGCAACATGTTTAGAAACACATATTGCCGCAACAACAAATCTAATATAAACTCAATTAGCTGTTTTAAAGTAATTCCAAGTTTTAGTACTACCAGAATCTTCATCTTTAAAATAAAAAGTAATAGCAGATTCAATAATTTTATTATCTAATTCATTCTTATTAATATTACGGAACCATTCAGAATATAATCTAACATAATCATGATATTGAGCATTAATAGCAACATAAACGTCCCATACAGTAATACTACTATTTATATTACGAACATATTTATCAAATACATTTTTAGCACAATCGTAATTATATATTTCTCCTTTACAAACTTTACCGTTATCAGCAGTATGATGCATAGTACTTACTTGCCATTTAGCATATTCTTCATCAAAATGAGCACCTTTAATAGATTCATGAAGTTTTCTCATAGATTTCCAAAATGTTTTATTATCTTGTTTTTCAACATAATCAAAAACATTATGTAAACTCATAATTCCATTATACAATTCAGTAGAAGAAACATTTGCTTCTTTATAACTATTTATAATATCTTTATATTTAGACATAAAATATTAATTTAAAATATTTTGTTTAAAAGTTTCAATATCATTATAATCAAATACAAGTTGTTTATCAAAAGAAGGAATATTAATTTTAATTGTTCCTCCTCCAATTTCTACACCACTAAACACATTAGGATATTTCTTAACTTGAGCAACAACTAAATTATCAATACTTTCACTTAAAATACCTTCTATATCAACTTTACCGTCTTTATCTTCAATAGCTTTTAATAATCCATCTAATTTACCAATATAATTATTAGCTACACGAGACACATAAGGTTTTATAATAAAAGAAAATGGATTACTATCCAATACTTCATTAAGTTTTTCACTTACAAAAGTAGATACTTTATCTACAATAACTTTTCTTTCTACCATAATATATTAATTTAAAGATTTAACAAATTCTGCATAAGTAAGATTAGGATTTAATCGAGCAGCTTCTTGGAATCTCTTAAAAACTTCAATATTTTTATTAGCTTCTTTAATAATTTCTTCTTTCTTTACTTTTATATTATTTAATTGTTTTTCAAGTAATTCTTTTCCTCGTGGAGAAGCAGC